TTCCGATCTATAGCTAACGAAGCTAATTTTCAAGCTGCTTGGTATCATCATTTTCAAAATAATCCACATCATTGGCAACATTGGATAGATGAAAGTGGAGAATTAATTCCATTAGAAAATGAAAATTTAGTTAAAAAAGCATATATAGAAATGATTTGTGATTGGCAAGCTATGGGTTATGTGTTTGGAGATACAGCTAACCAATATTATCAATCTAATAAAGATACTATTAAACTATATCCAGAATTGTCTGATTGGGTTGAAGGTCTACTTAAACAACTAGACAAAAATACTAAAAAGACTAAAAGAAAAAAATCTTCTAAAAAATAAAGGAGAATATTATTATGAAAAATGATACAATAAAACTGTTAGAAAGTATACAATCTAATTTAAATGAAAGTGAACTTTTAAATGCAGTAAAATCTATATTTGATAAAAATGCTAAACAAACTGCTAAATCTATATCAGTAAGTTATGATAATGCCGACCTATGGATTACAGACGCAGGAAAATATGTTAAATTAGATACTAAAAAAGATAAAGGAACAGTTTTACATACTAATAAAGGAAATATGAATGGACCTAGTATACATTTAAGTGTAGAAAAATCTAATGATATTTATAGTACAATTAAAAAATTAAAAAATGATTTTGATAAATCTACATTTATAGACGTAGAAAATAAATATATAGTATATGCATCTAATTTATCTACAAATGAAGAGGGTTATCTAAGTGATGATAAATCAATAGTTAATAGAGATAACGCTAAAGTTTATTCTGATAAAGATAATGCTGAACATGATTTAATTAATTTAATTAACAATAATAAAGATATTAAAGGAAAAGTAGAAGAAATTTAAAAAGGAGGATATTATGAAAAATGATACAATGAAATTATTAGAAAGTATACAAAATAATCTTAATGAAGATATAAATCTTCCAAATAATGCTGAAAGTTTTACTGAATTTGAAAAGGGTAAAAATTATAATCCTAGAACTGATGCTTGTAAAATAAATGCTTTTAAAGCATATTCAGAGAACGATGCTGAAAAAATTTATGGTGGTAAAGTAGTTTTAGAAGACGGTTCATATCAACCACATTTTTGGAATGTAATTAATAATAAAGTAATAGACCATAGTAATATTTTTAAAGTAGGAACTCCTAAGGAGTATAAAGGAGTCTGTATATCAGATGAAATGTTATCTAAAGGATTTACTCCTACATATAAAAATGAAGAAGCTTTTGGAGAAAATTCAGAAGGAGATAGATTAGATGTTACTATAGGAATGAATGGAATTATATATAAGGAGGTATAAAGATGTCAAATACTAAAAAATTATTTGAAAGTTTCCAAAGAAATTTAAATGAAAACTCTGAATTTATTAGAGTATTTCCTGAAGACAGCTTAGAGTTTAAACGCTTAAAAGATTTTTGTATTAAATTAAATAGAAGTGGATTGAAGCATTCTTATTCAGTTCAAAACACTTATTTTGATTTTGGTCAAGATTGGAAATGGACTACTATAATAGCTAGTGGTAAAGATGGAGGTTATCAAGCTTTAACTCCTGCAGACCAAGAAAAAATAATTACTAATACTAATATAAATGAAGTATTAGAAAAGATAATAAATAAAGATAGAATTGTTAAAGAGTCATCTATAGTTAAACCTGAAAAACATTTACATGAAGATGAAGATTTTAATAATATTCAACTATATATGAATACTTGGGGTAATTATAATATTAATGGCGCAGATGTAGAGTCTATAAATGGTGGTTGGATGTCTGTAGACCAAGCTAAAGAATTTTTAGAAGCTCATAAAGACGAAGAACCTTTTATAAATGATACTGAAAATTGTCCTATTAGTGTAGATGAATATGATAACCCTTGGGAAATAATAGAACAATTAGAAAAATTAGAGGATATTAATAATAAAGACGCTTTCTTAGCTATATTTGAAGAGCACAATGATAACTTTGAAGAAGCATTAAACATTTATGAAAGTGGAGATTATATATTTTTTCCAGGAGTAGATAATGACGAAGATTTAGGTAAAGCTTATGTTGATATGGTTGGTTTTGAAGGCGTATCTAATAAAGAAAATTATATTGACAGAAACTCTGTAGCTGAAGGGATAGAAGAATATTTAGACTCTGTAGATGAAGAATATTCAGAAGAGACTTTAGATGCTATGGTAGATGAAGATATACAAACTGCTATTGCTGATAATGACAATGGATTTTTTGAAAATCATTTTGATTACGAAGCTTTTGGTAGAGATTTAAACTTTGAAGGATATTATTATGCTGATACAGGAGCTATAAATACTTATTAAACTTTGAAAGGATTAGTATAAATGGATGATAATAAGAAATTAATGATAGATAAATTAATAAGCTTACTTCAACACGAAGGTGAAGCTTTAAAAGAAGAGTCTATAGACCCAATAAGTGCGTTAGAAAAACTAGATGTTTTAATAGACTCTATGAAGTTTTTAGAAAACTATGAAGAGAACTGTAAAGTATTAAATCAATATTGGATTAATAAAAACTATCAAGATAAGTTTAAATATCGAGAAAAATAAAATATAAGGAGAAACAAAAGATGTATGATTGGGAAATACAACAGTTTTTAAGAGATAGAAATTATTACATAGGTGGAGATGATTTAACATTCATAACTGATACTAGACAACATCCACAAATAGACCATATCATATTTAATCCTGGTGATAGTAGTTATGATATGTGGAGTAAAGAAGGAACTCATTTTCACTTTAATGCTATGCCATATAAAGAAGCTTTAGAACGAGGATTAGTTAAATCTAAAGAAGAAGATTTGGAAAGATAAAGGAGGAATAATTATGAGTGAAACAAGAAAGTTATTAGAAAGTATAGAAAATAGCCTTAACGAAGATAACTCAAACAATATATTTTATAGTGGTAATGGTACTCACTATGAACCAGGTGACTTAATTGTAAATGTAAACAGTATACCTAAAGATATAGCACTAGCATATAATACAGCTTTAGGAATTAAATTTATATCTAGAGCAGTATATTTAACTAATGATATAAATATTGCTAATGAATATAAATCAGAATATAATTATCTTTATGAGGTAGAACCTGTAGAGTTAAAAGGTCCGTATAATTTAGATTATTCAGTTTTAGTATGTAGACAAACATTATTAGACAACCCAGAATTAGATAGAGATTTAGTAATATCTAGCTTTGTAAATGCATATATCGGAAAAGAATATGATAAATCTATCGATGAATTTATTATAAAATCAGATAGAAAAGAATATATTTGTAAAATTGCTAAAGTAATTAAGGAGGTTTATAAAAATGAGTGAAACAAGAAAATTATTTGAAAGTATACAAAATAATTTAAAAGAAGAAAATTTAAAAGAGTCTATTACTATAGAGGATGCAGAAAACTTTGCACAAAGACTAGATAGTTGTGAAGATATGGATGATATTCAACAATTAATAAACGAAATTCCAGATGGAGTTTTAGAGAATGAAGTTCAATCAGTATTTGACCAATGTGAAATGGATGGTGACGATTTAGATACAGTTAAAAGTTTAGTTTCTACTACATTTGAAGATAATGCTGAGTATTTAGATGAGTCAGATAATATTAAATAAAGAAATTAGTATAGACAAATTAGTTAATGATATGAATAATGTAGATTGGAATAATACAGAAATTCCTGAATATTTAAAACCTTTAATAGATAAAATAAGTCGAATGATAAATGCTAATGCTTGGGATGACGACGATGACAGAATAAATTGGGAAAAATCTGAATTAATTAAATTAGGCATTAAAGAAGAAGATTTAAACGATGTAGATTTATTATTAAATTTAGATGACTATCTTACTAATTTAGCATTATAATTATATATAATATTAGAAGTAGCTAGCGACAGTGGACTATCCTCCACTGCTAGATATAGAGGTGCACTCCTACATGGAGTCTGTGCTAAGGAGGTAACAGCCTCCTTATTTTTTGCATCATAATAAATATAAAGGAGGTTTAGTATGACTAAACTAGATTATATTTATGAAACTTTAAAAGATATAAAAGGTAAAACTCCAGTACTATTAATAGGTGGAGCTATGACTTTATTTAAAATGATTTATAAAGGAAACATCTATAAGATTTATAATACTGAAGATGCTAAAGAATTAATTACTAATTTTTATAACATAGAATATAATAAACCTATAGTTGTAGAAGATATATCAGCTTTATATAGAGATACTATACTATTAAAGCTAGTAGAAGAAATAAAGTTACCATTAATATTATTAGCATCAGAGGATAATATTTCATCATCTTTACATAGCAGAATAAAAACATGTATTAAATATCCTAAAGATTTAGATTTTAAATGTGACTTTATAGATATACTAGACGCTTTAGATTACATTAATGATAGAGATATTTCTGGAGTAGAATTAGATAAATTTATGGCAGAACATTGTCCTAATTTAGCAATATATTATAAAATGATGGAATATAGAAAGAATAAAGATAAGATTTTACAAATCTTAGGAGGATTAGAAAAAAATGAAAAAAGTAATTAGAGTTTATTTAACTAAAGATATACCAGCAGACGATATATTAAGATGTTGCTTTACAATACAGTCATTAAAAGAAGCTATAAAGAAAGATGAGGAAGAGATTATTACTACACAAACTCATGCAATAAGTGCTACAGTATATGAAAAAGGATATGACATTATATTAATAGCTGGTAAGTATCAGATTTCATTCAGTGACATTTTAGATGGAAAGTATAGTAATTATATTAGAGAAATAAAATTAAGTCATAACTGGGAAAAGATGTTTTATTCAGGTATATTCTACATACCTGGAATATTTGAATATGAATTATACTAAAATTTTTATTTACATTTATGATTTTTTATGATATAATATAAATAAAAAATTTTAAGGAGATATTAACTATGTTTGATAAAAGTTTACTATCTATAGAAAGAATAAAGACTAAAGATTTAATATTAGAAAAATTAAAGACTTGTGATAAATTTGGTGTAGTAAGACCGGTAGGTTTTGGTAAATCTCATATTATAATGGAATTATGTAATAAGCTTCCAGGAAAGAAACTTATTATAGAACCTAGAGATAATATTGTTGAATATATTAAAGAATTTGGAAATTATAATAATACAGATTTTATAATATATAGTAATTTACTAAAACAAAATTTTAATCATGAGTCTTTATTAGATTATGATTATATATTTTTAGATGAAATGCATAGGTCAGTTACAGAAAAATGGGGTAATATATTAAAGAAAGATTTAGAAGATTATAAAGGTAAAATGATAGGATTTAGTGCTACTCCTGAAAGAATGGATGGTAAAAATCCTATAGAATTAATATTTAATAATGAAGAAATAGAGCCTTTATATTTAGCTGAGTCCATAGAACAAGGAATATTACCTCAAATAAAATACGTTTCTTCTATTTATGAGATAGATTACAGATATTATAAAAATAAAGCTCTACAAAAGAAACTATCTAATTATGATATAAATACTGAAGTAAAAAATATATTTGAAGAATTTATAGATTATAGTAAACCTCTTCATATTATAGTATTTGTATCTAGAATTAATGATATAGAACAAGCTAAAAATTTTATAGAATTATGGATAGATAAAGATATTAATCATTTTGTAATGCACTCTAAAAAATCTAAAAAGTTTAATAATCAAGAGTTAGAAGATTTTTATAATTCTAAAGAAGGAATAAACATATTATATTCTATAAATATGTTTACTGAAGGTATACATTTATCTAATATAGATGTGGCTGTATTTTTAAGAAAGACACAGAGTAATATTATATATCAACAACAATTAGGTAGAATGATTTCTGAACATAAAGAAGATGCTATAGTATTTGATTTAGTTAATAACGCATATAATTTAGATAATGGATATATATCTATTTGGGAAAATTTTGCTAAAAAAAGAAATATAAGTATATCTAATATTAAAGTAGGAAAGAAAAAAGAAGAATTAAAAATTTATACAAGACAAGAAGATTTAATAAATATAATTAAAGAAAATACTTATACATTTACTTATTTATCAGAAGAAGAAAAAAAATTTATAGAAGAAAATGCTATGACTATGATAACTAGAGAAATAGCAAAAAAATTAAATAAAAAACCTCGTACTATAAGAAATTATTATAAAAGAAATAATATAAAGTATAAAAAAGAAGTTTATTACTTATCAGAAGAAGAAAAAGATTTTATAGAAAAAAATGCTAAAAATATGACTATACGTAAAATAGTATTAAAATTAGGTAGGTCAGAATCTACAATTAGAGATTATTGTGATAGAAATAATATAGAATTTAAAAAAGAATATTATTTTTTATCAGAAGAAGAAAAAGATTTTATAAAGAAAAATGCTATGATTATGACACCTAAAGAAATATCAAAAAAATTAAATAGAGGTATAGCAACAATAAGATATTATTATAAAAAAAATAATATAAAGTATAAAAAAAAGTATAATATTTTTACAGAAGAAGAAAAAGATTTTATAAAGAAAAATGCTAAAAATATGACTATTAAAGAAATATTTAAAAAATTAAATAAATCAGGAACAACAATTAGAGATAAAAATACAATACTTTATTATTGTATTAGAAATAATATAGAATATAAAAAAGAATTTAATCCTTTATCAAAAAAAGAAAAAGATTTTATAAAGAAAAATATTGAAAATATGATGCCTAAAGAAATAGCAAAAAAACTAAATAGGTCAGACTGTACAATTAGAGAATATTGTAATAGAAATAATATAGAATTTAAAAATATAAGAAAAAAGACTTATCCACTTTTATCAGAAGAAAAAGACTTTATAAAGAAAAATGCTAAAAATATGATACTTAAAGAAATAGCAGAGAAATTAAATAGAGCTGAACCTACAATAAGAAATTATTGTAGATTAAACTATATAGAATATAAAAAGAAGATTAACTATTTAACAAAAGAAGAAAAAGAATTTATAAAAAATAATATTAATAATATATCTCATAAAAAAATAGCTGAAAAATTAAATAGAGATAAAAATACAATAATTTCTTATTGTAAAAGAAATAATATAAAGAAAGGGTAGAGAATGATTAGTATTATAAATCATAGTGTAAAAATAGATGATATAGGTTTGTTACAATTTATGTACCCTGATTATAGAATATTAGATAAACCCGTAATATCATCTGATAAAAATATTATTTGGATAGGAGATACTAAAAATTTAAATAAGATTAAAGCTTTAGGAGTAAATTATATAGTAGTATCTTCAGCAGGTGAAATAGATTTAACAGATAGATTAACTTTATTAGAAGTAGTATTTTCTAAATGGAAAAGAAAAGTTCCTAAATATTTATTAGAGTTTTATCAAGATTTAGACGATTATACCTTTAGAGAACAAATAGAATATATGTGGATTACAGGTAAATGGCAAATGAAGGAGTACGACAATACTGGTGCTTTCTTAGAATTTTTAAGAAGCTTTAATACAGACACTATTACTATATCTAAAACTTATTTACAGTTATTAGATAAAGTAGGAGCTGAATATATAGAAATGAGTTTATTAACTTTCTTAAATAGAGTTACTATACCTAGTAATAATATATCTAAATGGTATAAAAGAATTATAGAAGATTATAAAAGAGCTAAATATAATTCTATAGAGACTGCTATGTATAACTTTATGGAGTCTCCTATCTACAATACTGAATTAAGAGTATTTAACTTTATTTTAGATTTAAATAGAAGATACCAGAATTAATTCTGGTATCTTTTTACATCTCAGTTATTTATTATATTAGGAGCTAGAAATAGTAATTTAGGAGGTAATTATGGAAGTAAAGAACATACCAGAGTTTAGAGTAGGAAAAGATACTGACATTAAAAAACTAGCTGCAGCCATCTATGCTAATATTAAAAACGTAGATAAGCTAGAATTAAAATGTGTTGGAGTTCCTGCAGTAAATCAGGCTGTAAAAGCTGTAATTACAGCTAGAGGTTTAGCAACACCTTCAGGATTTGACATTATAATAAAACCTTATTTTGACATATTATCTATACAAGGAGAAGAAAAAACAGCTGTAGGAATGATTTTAGAAAAAGTTTAGAAAGGAGAAATTAAGATTATGTTAAACAAACTTAGTTTTAATTTAATGAATGAGCTTAATGAAAGTGAAACAAAAGCTATTCAAATTAAGAAAAAAGTATTTATGGAAGGTTCTGATGTTAGGGTAGAAGAATTAAAAGAAGAAAAGAATTATGTTCTAACAGAAGATGCCTCTTCAGCTTTAGATAGTGTAATTTCAGGAGATGAAGTTTATTTTAGAGACCCAGATGGTGTAGCTATGGTAGTTAGATATTCTGAGAATTATCAAAATCCAGAAGACTATGATGAAGGATATAAGTCAGAATATGGTGGAGACCCAGAAGAATTAGAAGCTGCTAAACAAGCTGCTGAAGAAGGTAACGTTTGGGAGTTTGTAGGAGTAGACGATGATGGTACTGAAACAGGTACTGTATATAATGTTGTCTATGGAAAAGAAGAATTAAGAAAAATGTTAGAAGATTTAAGAGAAGTAAAAATGATTAAAAAATTAGAAGATGGACAAATAGAAGATGCAAAAGCAGACAGTATAGAAAAAGGTTTATACTCTGAAGGAGAAGAAATCTGTAAAGAGTGTGGTAAACCATTAGCTGAATGCAATTGTAAAAAACTTAATGAAGCTAAAAATGGAGATTTTATAATTTATATAAAAACAGATAGAGGTCCTTTATATGTAATAGACAATGAAACTACAGCTTATGAAAAAGAAAAGGCTATTAGATTTCCAACAAAGTCTGAAGCAGATGAATTTAAAAATGAATTTATTAAAAATACAAACAACGATATTAATCTGTCTGATAAATTTATAGTTGCTCAATTAAAAGAAGCTGCTCCTATAGATACTTCTAAAGAAGATAAATTAGCTAGTCTTAAAACTCAATTAGAAAAAGACGGTGACCAATTAGCAGATGATGAGAAAGCTGCTATAGAAGATGAAATCGCTAATTTGGAAAAAGAATTACAAGAAGGATGTGACAAATCTTTAAAAGAAGACTATTCAGAAAGATTAGGTGGATACCCAGAAGATTTTATTTCTGATATGAAATCTCTATTATATCAATTAAGAACTATAGAAGTAGAAAACTTTGGTACTAATTTAGCTAAACAAATAGTATATGATTTTGAAGAAACAGTTGAAAATCAAATGAAGATGATAGCTAATAAATATGATTTAGAAGAGTCAGAAAAAATAGAAAAGAAACCTGTAGTAGAAGCTGCTCAAACAGAAGTTAAAGATTTACAAGTAATTAAAGAACAAGGTAACGTTTATATGCTAGAAGATAAATCTGAGGGAACTAGATATATAGTAGGTGAGAACTATAATTTATCTGAGGGTGAAATAGAAAACGCTGAGATTTATGAGTCTAAAGAAGAAGCAGATAAAGACTATTTGGATAGATGTGAAGTTATTAAAGACGGAGAAGAATTTAATACTAAAGAGGATTCTGGTGAATCTGGAGAAGATACTGTAACTGAAGCTGATAAAAGTCTCAGGCAAATCTCAGAAGAAGAAAAAATAAATACATTAAAAATGATGGATAACATTGCTAGAAAAGTAAATGATGAAGAATTATTTTATAATTATTGGTTAGCTTTTGGAATTCCAGATGAAGCTTCTGAAGAAGACTATGAAGATTTAGCTGAAGACCCATTTTATGAAGAGATGGAAGAAGTATTTAAAAAACTAATGAAAATGGCATTAAAAGATGGTTTATATGATGCAACAGAAGAAGAACTAGAGTTTGCAAGAAAATATGAACCAAAAATTAAAAACGTTCAATAATTCATATTAATATTTATAGTAACTTATGGAGGTATATTAAAATGGATTTATCATCTTTAAATAATACTTTAAATGTTTTAATAAAGAAAGTAGATGAGTATTTAGATAATACTCCAAAAATAGAAATGGCAGACTTTAATAAACAACAAGATACTGTGTTTATATCTAATCAATTTAATATTATAGTATATGAATATAGTAGATTATTAGAATTAATTACAGAAGTACAGTATTTTTCTAGTCAATGTAAAAAAGCTATGAAGTTAATAGCTAACAATACTAGTTTAGAAAAACAACAGAAAGAAAGAATAAAGTCTGCTTTAGATATTATAGAAGAAGAGTCTAAACCTCTTTATAATGAAAAAGAGAGGTTAAAAACAATTGAAATGTTTTATAGAAGTATTTATTCACAAAGAAGTTTTTAGAAAGGAGATTTATAATGTATAAGAAATTAAAATTAGTAGAAAGTGCATCTGATAGATACCAAGTAAGAGAATACGATGGAACTGGAGCTAAATTTGGTGTTTATGATACTAAGACTAAGAAGTTTGTACAAAAAGGTTCTAAGAAAGTAATGACAGCTGCATGTAACGATTTAAATAATAAAAATAAAAAATTAAAAGAAAGCTCTACTGAAGAATATTGGGATGCTACTGAGATTGCAAGAGACGGATTTATGTCTTTAATGAAATTCAATTTTGGAACTGACTCTAAAGGAAACAATTATATTATTACAGTAGATGCAAATGATGTAAAAAGATTTGGTGCAACAAGTGATGATGAAGCAATAGAAATTTATAATAAATTTAAAGAAAATTGGAATAATTCAGACCATGCAGATTTAACAATGAATGTAAAATCTATTGCTCCAAGAAATGAATCTGCTAAATTAACAGAAGCAGACGATGAAATCGAAGATTTAAAAGATAAAGCTAAAGAAGATATTGAAAATCAAGAAGAATTAGAAGATACAATAGATAGTGAAGAAGACCAAGAAGAAAATCCAGTAGAGGAAGAGTCTAAATTAGATACACAATTAAATGAACTTAGAGACATATTAGTAGATTTAGACTTAAATTTATATCAAATCACAGATAAAGAAGATTTAAACAATAGTGTTTATATTATAGGTAAAGTAGCTGATGAGTCTAATGACGTTTTAATGTTAGTAGATACTAATCCATCTGAAGCAAACTCAGAAGAAATACCAGAAGAAGAACCTATAATGGATAAAATAGATACTGATGAAGATTTAAAAGAAGCAGATGAAAAAACTTATAAAGATAAAGACGAAGCTGAATATTATAGAAATAAAGAACTTTATGCTAATTCTAATTTAGCTAGACATAAGGAAGCTATGGAAAAAGCTGCTAAAGCTTGTAAAGAAAAAGGTATTAAATTAAAAGAAGCTGAAGAAATAGAAGTTTCTGAAGAACCAGAAGAAGATAATGAAACAGAATTAGAACAAAGATTTGATTTTGTAAAACTTCCTAATACTTTTGAAGAAATAAATAAATTAAATCCTAGATATGGTAATGAGTTAACTCCTGACCATGAAGCTATAGTAGAATACTTGATGAATTGTTTAATAGAAATAAATCCTGAAGCAGCTGAAGAATTACAAAAAGAAGATAATGAAGAAACTCCTATAGAACCAGATGAAGATATAGATTTAAATATAGATATAGATGGAGAGGAGGATTTAGAAGATGAAGACCAATATTAATATTTTTAATGCTTTAAATGAAAGTTTAGAAGAAGAATTTAAAGCTAAAAGAAAAGTCAAATCATTAACTGAAGCTGAAAGAATAGACCCTAATAATTTAACTAAGGAACAATTATGGAAATTAAGGCAAGAAATAGTATTAGGAAGTATCTATATAAATGATTATAAAAATTCATTTAAAATAAATCCTGAAAGTGTTTGTAGTTTTTTTGATAGTTTTATTGAAGATGCACAGCAAGATGATGATGGTAATTTTAATAATAGAAAAACTGAAGATTTTGATAATGCTGAAGAATTATATAATTATTATCTTAGCTGTGAAAATCCATTTGGAGATTTAACTGAAGCAGATAAAGTAGAAGTAGATAAAGATGGAAATAAATCTATTAGAGATACTAAAACAGGTCATCTTAAAAAGATTACAGTTTCTAAAAAGACTCAAGATAAAATGGCAGATGAACATAACAAAAAATTAGATGAATCGTCTGAAGATAGATATGAAGTATGGCAAAGATACTATGATGATGAATTTAATCGTAATGGAGAATATGTTCAATCCTTTGATAACTATGAACAAGCAGCTAAATTTGTAGCAGGCTTAATGAGAGACTCCAACTGTGAAGCTTGGATAGTAGATAAATTCGAAGAATCTAGTTTAAATGAGACTGGAGAATGGGATGATAATGATGAAGAAATGTCTGCTTGGTTAGAAGATTTAAGAGGTCAAGCTCAAGAATTAGCAGATGAGATTTCAGGAGAAGTTAAATCAGTTACTGGATTTGATGCTTATCAAGGTCCTAGAGCTGTAGTTAATTCACCTAAACACGGTGATGTTATTATGTGGTTTGACCCAGAGGATGATACTGGAAGAAGTTTTAATGTAAAAGTAGCTCATGTAGGATGGATTTCTGGAGGTATTAAACAGTTAGCAGATTTATTAAATCAAGATACTATTCCAGAAAATGAAATAATTAGTGAGTCTGAAGATACAGAATTTTATAAAAATAAATACAAGAACACTTTTGATAGATGGAAAAAATCTAATCCTCAAGCTTCAGATAAAGAAATTGTAGATATAATAAAAGCTAAACAATATAATGGTGAATTACATGAAGAAGACGTAATTCAAATAAACGATACTAATATAGAACCTGATTATTTAATTCAAGATGTTACTATATTAGACCAAGTAGGTGATGGAGACGTTCAATCTCCAGATATAGAAGCTATGCTTACTTTAGTAGATAGTGCTTTAAAAGAAAACTATTCTAAAGAATGGGGACATATTAAAACTCTTTCTAGTAAAATAGATGAGAATACTTCTTATGCTTTAGTAGATATTTCTACACCTGAAATTTTAAAAGAATTTGAGTCTAGAGGTATTAAAGATGCTGCTATAGGAAAGAATTTAATTTTAGAAAAAGTAAATGATAAATTAGTTGAATTTAAAGTAAACAATTTAAATGGTACTACTAAATATTCTAAGAAAACATCTAATCCTCAACAAGCTATTTATGAATGGATAGAAACAGAGTTCTTACAAGAAGCTAAAGAAGAAAAAGCTAAAGAAGCTGAAGTAGCTAAAGCTAAAACAGAAAAAGAAACTGTAGAGAACTATATTAATAATCGTTTAGATTTAAAAATGGAAATCGAAAATATTAAGATGTTTATAGAATTATCTAAGAACGTAAAAGCTGAAGAAGAAATGAAACCTGCTATTCAAGAAAGAATGTATGCTTTTGCAGCTGAAGTACCTCATCAAGTAGAAGTAAAATCTAAAGATGATAAATATGAATTATCTTTCTCTAATCTAGACCAAGTAGTAGAAATGGTATTTGGTAAAGAATGGATAAAAGAAAAAGAAGACGTTCCTGAAGTAGTATCTCCTATAAAAGAGTCTGATGAATATTTTGGATATACTATAGAAGATGATAAAGAAGAATATGGTGGACCTGTTAAAAAAGATAGATTTGTTCAAAGAGCTATAAATAATGGTTTTGATTATGACAATAATAAAGAAGATAAAGCTAAAGTAGATAATTACTATAAAGAGTATAAAGCTAAATTTAAAAAAATAAACGAACAAGAGTCTCAAAAAATAAATGAGTCTTATGAACAATTTAATATTGGAGAAATAGAAGTAGTATTTAATCCAGATACTTATGAGACTTTATATTCTATCCCATCAGCAGATGTTCAAGATAAAAAAATAAATCTAACTAAAGTTCCTACTGTAGATACTCCATATGATACAGACACTATAATTAAATCTTATATAGAAACTAAGTTTGGTAGAATACCTACTGAAGAAGAGCAAAAAGTAGAAGACAATGGAGAAACTTTAGAGCCTAATCCAGAAACATCAGAAGTTCCACAGGAAGAAGAAATTCCTCAAGATAATATAAATATAGATGAACCAGATTTAACTGAAGACGAGCTTCCTGATGAACCTGAAGAAAATGAAACACCAGCAGAAGTAGAAGAAGAGGTTCCTAAAGCAGAAACTGGAAGTGCTACTTTTATGAAAATAAGACCTAAACAACCAGTATCTATAGAAGATTTAAGACAACAAATCATAGATGGAAATACTCCTACTAGTAGTTATATAGTAGTAGACAATATAGATTTATCAGCTGAAGAGTTTAATGATTTATCTAATAATTTAAATGAACAAAGAAGTTGGTTAGAAGGTATACAGTCAATAGATAGAAAGAATTATAGTTTTAATGTAATAAAAGTAACAAGTTCTGGTTCTAGTTACAGTTTATTAATTGACCCATTAGGATATAATTATCCTAGATATGTTAGTGTAGTTGATGAAGCTAGCATATAATAAAATAGATAGTATGTTATTACTATTGTCATAATATAAATAGTCCTTAGACTACAAAGAAGGAGAAAGTAAACCAATCACTTTCTCCTTTCTATTTTTATAAGCATAATATAGATAAAAGGAGGTAAAGATATGGAAGAAGATTTAGATGATTTGTTTAATGCTTTTGATATTTCTTCTGAGGTTAATTCTGAGACTCTAGAGTTACAAAATAATATAGATTTATTAGATGACTCTAAAGATTTATCTGAGGATAACGTGATTACTCCAGGTAAGCTACTAGAAGATTATACAAATCTAGAGCTTCAAAAAGAAGAGATAGATATTAAAATTTTAGATTTAAAAGAAAAGCATAAAGAGATATTTGATATATTAGAACAATACCAAAATGAAATATCTGAATTAGAGAATAAACAATCAGAAATGAGACAGGAAATTACAGATTCTATAGAAAATGCTGGTTTAACAGAAAAAGGTATAAGTAATGAAATCTTTAAAGTAAAGTATGTAGCAGCAACTACTAGACAAAACTTCAATAAAGATAAATTTAAGGCTAAATATCCTGTTCTATTTAATCAATTTATTACTACATCAGATGTTAAATCATATGTTAAAATTACTAAAAAGGAGAAAAAATAAATATGAAAATTTTAGAAAAAGAAAAATCACCATTAGATATATTTGTAGAAGCCAGTTCTATATTAAACGAAGCTGTAGAACATACTATAGGACCTAACGGATTAAATACAGCAGTAGTAACTAAAGATGGTAGATATGATATTATAAATGATGGTAAAACTATTATAGAGGGTATTACTAGTGAAGACCCAGCAATAGCTCCAGCATTAGAGACTTTAAAACAAGCTAGCTTTGAAACTAATCGTAAAGCTGGTGATGGAACTACTAGTACTACAGTAATTATGAATGCTTTATTAAAAGGTGCTCAACAATATATGAAAGACAATAATCTTTCAGGAGTAGAAGTTAGAAAGATATTAGACGATATTAAGAATAAATTACTAGAAGAATTAGATAAATCTAAAATAGAAGTGTCTGAAGAGGATTATGCTAAAATAGCTGAAGTAGCTTTAGGTAGCTCTAAATATTCAGAAACTATAGCTGATATCTATAAATTCTTAGGAAAAGGTAAAAGACCAACATTGATAAAATCTGATATAGAAAACATAGAAGTAGAAAAAGTAGACGGTATCTCTTTAGATAAGATAAAAATAGTTAGTAGTTTATTTGTAAATACTAAAGAATATCATGATTTAGACATAATTTGTTTATATGAGCCAGTAAATCGTTTTCAGGAAATTACTCAACTTCTTAGAAAAGTTCAACAGACAGGCAAAGATACGATTTTATTCTACAATCAGTTGTCTACAGACATCCTTGAGAACTTACTTTTTAACTATAGCCAAGGAGCTATAAAGCTAATACCAGTATGTCTTCGGAGGATATGGAAAAGATACTTATAAACTAATGCAAGAAATCTCCGATTACACTGGTTGCAATATAATCGATAACAATGAATGTAAGGTATCAGAGGTATCAAAAATTTTTTTCGGTACATCAAGTTATGGTATTATTAACTTTGAAAGAATGATACTAAAAAATGAGAAAAAAGTTGCACGGAAACTATGTACTTTTACAAGAAAAAAGTGTTATAATGCGAATAGGAGGAACAAACGTTGTAGAAAGAGAGGAGGTTTATCGTCGCATTGAAGATGCCATAAATTCTTTAGGAAATGCTATAGAATATGGTAGAGTTTTAGGAGCTGGACAATTTTATAAATACTTAATAGATAAAGTAAATGAAGATACAGTAGTTCCAGAATTTATTATAAAAGCTATGAGCCTAATATATAATAAACTTAAAGATTTAAATAGTTCTGAAGTATATGACTCAGCTATGGTTGTAAAAGAAGTAATAACCAATGCGTTTTCTATAGTTTCTCAAGTAATTACTACTTATACAGTAATTAGAGAGAATATTCGATAGTAATACTATAATTATTCTCAAAAGAAAAAATTAAATTAAGAAAGGGAGATTTTAACTATGGGTGATAAATTTAGTAACAAAAAACCAATTGAATTAACAGAGGAGGAAACATTTGAATTAGTAAAACAAATAGCGGAGATAGAATATAGCAGAAATGCAAATGCTAGAATGTATCAAGACGCAGAAGATGGAGCTGTTGAGTTCCTTACATACTCTTTAGAGAAAGATGCTAGAGGTAAAAAGGGATTAAACAGCTATTATAAACAATTGGACATGGCACACTTTAAAAACTTAGCACATTTTGAAATTAGAAATCATTTAAACTATCAATTTAGAAAGAAAGGTGTACAAAAACTAATTTTAGAAAGCGCATCATTAGACAGCAATGCTTATACAAATAATGACGTTATGACTTTAGGAGATATACAAGAAGATAATAGAACTATGGAAAAAATAGAAGAAGACTTAGAATTAAATGCTATATTATCTAAAGTACATAATTCTGATAGTGATAGAATTTGTATGAAAATAAAATATGGCACAGAAGAACAAATTCACCCATTTAATTATAGAAATTTAACTCAATTTTACTATAATTTTAGTGATAGTAAAAAATTGAATGCTAATAGTTTTAAAGGAATTTTATTTAATTCATTTACTAATAAGGAATTAGAAGAAAATGAAATTAAAGGAATTATAAAAAATTATAAAGATTATATTATAGATAATAATATTTTAGGAGGTGCTACAACATGATAATTACTGGTAATTATATTCAAGTAAAAGAATTAGTTAAAGATGTAACTGTAGATGGTTTAATACAAAAGTATGATGATAGTTCACCTTATATGTTTGGTAAAGTAATTAATGCTAAAAAAGAAATATTAGATGATTTAAGTGTTATAAATCCAGACGTAAATAATACAGTCATATTATTTAATAGAGTAAATAAACTTCCATTTTTAAATACTTATTTTGTAGATAAGCAACACGTAATAGCAGTAATGAGTATGAAGGAGTTTAATGAATTATAGAAAGGAGATTATATTATGGAAGAAAATAAAAACTTAAAAATGAAACCTGGTGATTTAAAGTTATTAATAGAACAAAATGAATATTTAAAATATTGGTTAAAGACATTAAATGGAATACCTATGTCATCAGAAGATGAAGGTATAGACTTTATGGAATTATGGAATAATGTAGCTTTAGAAAAGAAAATAGACTTTGAAGAACCTAGCCCAGAAAATGCAGCTTTTTATTTTAATCTATTTAGTACTGGATTAGAAAACTTTGGATTAGGAGCTTTTGCTAGAATGGCAGAAACTGACCCTGGAGCTTTAGGTTATGGTATAGCATGTTTAGTTAAAATATTATCAGATAATTCTAGAGACACAGAAGAACCACAGAACTAGCATATAATATTATAGATACTTAAAGTATTTAATTGTGAGTGTTCTCTGAGAAAAGGTAGTTAAAACGCTACCTTTTTTCTAATTATTGCATAATATATTATATAGAGTGTGATAAACACATCATAATAGTTATATAGAAATAAAATTAAGGAGGTTTATATTATGAGTGATATTAATTCAGACGAATTAAGTCGTCAGCTATCTATGATAGAAGGTTTAAATTTAGAACCAGAAGCTAGTACTATTATAGCTCCTAAAGTAGAACCTAGACCAATAGAAACAGTTGACACATTATTAGGTAACATTCCTTTTGGAAGTGTTACTACACAAGATAATTTAAATGTAAAAGGAGTTAATACTAATGGATTAAACGATATAAATGTTAATTCTCAAGAAAATTTATATCAACCAGTAGTTGGTAAGCCTTTTACACCAGAAAATCCTATTAATCAAGGAGTAATTACTAGTAATACTATAGCTCCACAATCAGTTACTCCACAGGTACAATCTCAACCACAAGTAACTGCAGGAGTTATGCAAACTGCTTTAGAAAATGCAAATATGCAAGCTCAAGCACAAGTAGTACAACCTACTACAACTACTTTAGGAAGTCCAGTTAATATGGAAATGCCAGTTCAACCTATGACTTCTCAAGTAGTTACGCCTGAACCTAGTATGGATATGAATGCTGCTCCAGTATTTGTAAACTTAGGTGAAAGTACTTATGAAACTAAAACTGATTTCTTAAAACTTAAAGAAGGAGAAGCTACTAGGGTTACATTAATAAACTATAATGCAGTAGCTACACACGAACATTTTAAAGAAGGTTTAGGATATTTTAGATGTAAATCTACTTATGAGCCTGGACAAAGATGGCCATCAGTAAGAGCTATATGTTGTCAACAACCTAAAAAAGACGACCCTAGTAAATTAGAAAATGCTGGATTTAAAGTTTTATTACCAGTAATAGAATATCCAGTAAATCACAGTGATGGTAAAACTTTAATTGCTGGAGGAGCTCCTAAATTAAAAGTAATCAAACTATCTCAACAAGAGTATAATCAATTAGAAGAAATAAGAAATGAATATGGAGAAGATACAGCGTCATTTGATATTTATCTTACTAGAAAGAAAGAAAGCACTGGTTTCTTAAAATATTATTTAACTGCTGGTAAATCATGGAGAGCTCAGTTTGCTCAAGCTATTCAAGAAGAAACTTCTAAATTATCTAATGAAACATATAACATTGCTGTTTCTGAGTCTGCTAAAGATATTTCAATAGAAAGATTACAACAATTCTTTATGGAACAAAAACAACAAGAACAAATGGCGGCTCAATTTGCTAATCAACCTGCAATAGACCCTGGTTCATTAGGTATAAATGGATTAGTTTAATTAAAATAGAGAGTATTATAATACTCTCTATTTTTATATATTTTAATAAGGAGGTGTCACTATGATTTATCTTATTACTAATATTATAGAAATCAGCTCTATGTTAGTATTATTTATATTAGTTCATGTATTAGTTAGAAAAATTAAAGTAGAAAGAGACACACATATTAAAGAAAAAATAGAACTAGAACAAAAATATGAACGAGAATTAGATACTATAACTAAAGAACTAGAACAATATAAACAATCAACTTCTTTAAATGAAGTTCATAGATTAATAGAAATACATAAAGTAAATTCTGCTTTAATAGAAACTTTAGATAAAATAAAACGAAATTATTCTGTTTCTAAAAAAGATAAAATTATAATTATGCAGTGGTTAATAGTAAAGCTTTGTCAAGAAGACGATTACGCTTTGCTGTTAAATATTAATACTGGAAAGAAATATACTTATCTTCAAGCTACAAGTATAATTAAAGAATATATTATGAAGAGTTTAAAAAACAATGTTGACATAAAAGAAACACTAAATGCTATTTACTATTTACTTTCTAGATAGCTCATAATCACCACGCTAAATTCTGAGACACTTTAATATGACAGATGATAAATTAATTATGAAGGAGATGTAAAATGATTTATGATACGTCCACAAGAATGTTATCTTACAATAAGAGAAGAAATACTGTAAAAATCTCTAAATTACAGCATAAGCTTTTAATATGTCTCTCTTCAGGTAATGCTGTATCTTATAAAGAGTTAGAAGATTATGTAGGAAGTAAGCATATTAATAAAATAAAGCATGAATTAATAGATAAAACTATGTATTGGTTAAAAATAGAAACTATAAAAAGTTATGGCTTAATATTAAAATCAGATATCTATTTTATGTAAGGAGCAAATTTATGTATTGTGATAATCGTAATTTAAACAAACTAATAGAAAGTAGATGACAAACGATAAAGTTAATAAATTTGCAAACAAAAAACAACAAATAGAATTATTAAATAAAAATTTTAGATATGGCTATAATAATAGCCTTAGAGGAGGTGGTGTATAATGTCTATTACTAATAAACAATATAATATGTTTGCTGGTATAGACCCTTAGCTTAGCTATAAAGGAATGGGAACCAGCATTATTAATATGACAGATAAAACAATCACATTCAATGAATTATCTGTAGATGTTGCTCATGGAGCTTTTGCAGAAATATGTAAAGCTTGTGAAGAAATGGTAGATTTATTTCTTACTGAAAATAAAGAGATGATAAATGTAAGTTGTTTAGTAGGAATGGAGATACCACCAGTAACCGGTATGTATGCAGTAAAGCTCTGGGCTTTAGATACTCATTTATATAATAATCTTATAATGAATGATATATGGCTCTTTAACGTACCATATCTTAAATTTATAAATAAAAAGTATGATGGTAAAAAAGATACTAAAGAAATGATTAATGAAATAATAGATGTATTTAAAGATAATGGATATATGATAATACAGAAGCTAAAAGACAAAAGAGGTAAAGATAGAAAACTTACGTCTAATGAGTGTGATAGTTTTATTTATTGTATTAGAATGTTTGTTAAATATCATTATGACAATCGGTATAGCTAACCCAATGTTAGCAGAGATAGTAAATATTAATGATAGATTTTTAGAAGAAAAAGAAACTTCTATAGGTAAAAAGATAAAAGACTAAACTTTATAGATTTAGTCTTTTATCAGGCCAATTCTGTGCAAAACATGCTAATGTGAGTGCAAAACATGCTAATGTGGAGGTGCAGAAAAAGCTAATGTGAGCGACAAACCGGTAAACGTGGTGAAAATTTTAGTTCATGAGTTCATTGGTATTAAAGTAATCGGTGACTCATAAAAATCCTATAAATAACTATTTATAAATAAATTTAAATAAATAGAGAGAGATATAAACCCTCGCTAGCGAGGTGGCGGGCTCTCCATCTCTCGCCCGCCCTAGTTCCGTGGCTTCGCCACGGTGAGATAAAGGGTTTGTCTCTTATCTTAGAAAAAGATGTCATAATATAATAATAAGGTTTAATTAAATAGGAGGATTTATATAAAGATGAAGGATAATGGTTTAATTTTATATGATGAAGTGTTTAAATATAAATTAACAATATCTCAAAGGTTTATTTTTTCACTTATACTATATTACTATAAAAAGAAAAATATTAAAAAAGTAGATAAAGATTTAATTAATATCATTATGAGTAGACTTAGTGTAGATAAAAGAACAATTATATCTACATTAGATGTACTAGTTAAAAAGGGTTTATTGAATAATAATTATGATTTAAAATTATCAGTTTTTGATGAAAAAAAATCTAATTATATTTATATTCCTTATGATATATTAAACAATAATAATTTAACTAACATAGAAAAAGTAATTTTATCATACTTAAATAGTTTTACTAGAAAAAATAAAAGTTGTAAAATTTCTAATAGTTTTATAGCTGATAGATTATTTATATCGAAAAATACTGTAGAAAAATCAATAATTAAATTAAAAAAACTAGGATTTATTAAAACTACTTTTGAAATGAGAGGATGTGTCACTAAAAATAGACAGATTTATATAGACTCAGATAATTTACATGAGCTTTATGTAAAACATGTAGAAAGAATAGAAGCAGAAAAAGTAGAAAAAATTAAAAGAGCAGAAGAAATTAAATCTGGTTCTATAGAAAGCATAGAAAAAGTAGAAGTAGTAGAAAAAGTAGAAGAAATTAAATCTGGTTCTATAGAAAGCATAGAAAAAGTAGATAAAATAGACAAGATAGACAAGATAGACAAGATAGAGAAAGTAGAAAACTTAAATATTATGAATATTACTGATATATTTAAACATTTAGCTAATGTTAAAATGTCTAAAAATAATGCTCAAAAGCTTTATTTAGAAGCAAAAGAAGTATTTGAATTGTCTAAACAAATATATAACAATTCTATAGAAGATGAATAGTTTCCTGCATATTATATAAATATAAGGAGGTAGTTAAGCATGGCTAAACCTATAAATAGTATTGAAGAAATAGACGGTTTATTTGATATACTAGAAGATGATAAAGATAGAATAGAATTTAAAAATCCTGTATTGAATGGAATGTTTAATGAAGGTTTAAATATAGGTAGTGTAGTTCAAATAGCAGCAGAGTCTGGTACTGGTAAGTCTACTTTAGCTTTAGAGATAGCTAGAGAGCTTTGTGAACAGAATTATAAAGTAGCTTATATCGATACAGAAGGTGGAATAAATTCAAATATGCTAGAGACTATGGGATTAAATCCTCACGTTTATAGTAAAAATAATAATCCTAAAGGTCTGTTTTATACTTTTAGAAAGAACGATTGTGGTACAGTAAACGTATTAGTACAACAATTATCTAATAATCATTTAGCAGACGTTATAATTATAGATAGTTTAGGAGCTTTAGATAGTGGTATTTATTCAGAAGATGGTACAGATGCTAATACGCCTAAAGTAGGTGGAGATGCTAAATCTTTAAAGATACTTTTAAAGACTATAAACGGTTTATCTCTAAATAAAGATACTAGAACTACTTTTATTTGTATAAATCATACAGCTAAGAGTATAGGTACTTATATTCCTATAGAAGCTCCAGTAGGTGGACAAGCTAGTATATACTTATCAGATGTAGTATTACTTTTAAATAAAGTAAGTTCAGATTTTGCTAAAACTAATCTAGGACAAAAGGTAAGTTTTAAAGCAATAAAAAGTAGATACGGATACGGAAATACTAAAGTTCCATTTTATATTTTATATGGAAGAGGAATTTGTTTACCTTTGACTTATAGAGAAATAATAGAAGATATTCCAGTACAATTTAATGGAGAGTATCATAAGCTAGTTGAAATGAGAGGTGGAGGAAACGGTTCCATGTTTATTAAAGGACAGGAATTTAAATTTAGAGGAGAAAATCAGTTAATGAAATTGATAGGAGAGAATTTTGCTGAAATATCTAAATTAGTTCCTAAAGATGCATTTAAAGTAAAACAACCAGAAACTCCAGATTATTTAACTAGTGCAGTAGGAGCAGGAATATCATCAGATGAGATATTACCTAAAGCTTTACAAGGTATAAAGACAGTAAGAGTAGAATTTAGTGGAGATAAAAGCAAAGTATATTTTATGGAAGGAGTAGACTCTACTGGACAAGTTTACAGTATTTGTTACAATAAAGCTAATGATACTTTAGATAAAGAATTTGATAGTATGATTTCTTCAGAGAAAAATCCTACTAAAAAGATGGTAACAGATGCACAAAAAGAAATAAAAGAATATTTAAAACAATTAGAGAAAGAAATTAAAAAATCATAATAAAATAAAGAGGTAACTTTTATGGAAAATAAAAATATGCAGGTACAAATATCTAATTATCAAATACTTAAAAAAGCTTCTTTAGAATTTATTCCTGGACTAAATGTAATAGTAGGACCTAGTAACAATGGTAAAAGTAGTATATTAAAAGCTATAAAGGCTTTAGCATTTACCATACCAGGTACTACTCCTATACGTTCAGGTCAATCTAGTTATACTGTAGGAATACAATATAATGGTCATATTGTAATTTTACAAAAAGGACTTAAAGAGTCAGTATATATGGTAGATAAAGAAAAATATTCTAAATTTGGTCAAACTACTCCAGAAATAGTATCTAATTCTCTAAATATTAGAGAACTACTATTAAATGGAAACAAGGAACAACTAAACTTTTGGGACCAGATGAACTATCCATTTTTATTAGATAAATCTAGTGTAGAAACATTTAGATTTATTATAGACTCAGGTGAAAACGATAAACTTTCAGAAGCTTTAAAAACAATGGTATCAGATAGACAAGGTATAAATAAAACTATAGATATGCTACAAGGTAGTATTAATTCAGTAGATTTAGAAATAGAAGAATATAATAAGGAGTTAGATAAAGCTAAACCAATTATAGAGGCTAGTTTAAATATAATAGAACTTCAACCAAAAGTTTCTAAATTAAATCTTTTAAAAGACCTTAAAAATAGAAGAGACACACTTTTAGAGAATAAAGAATTAAATAAAGCCGCATTTGATAAAGCTTTAGCAAGTTATTCAACTTTAAAAACTTTAAATAGCTCTATAAATTCTTTAACTGAAAAAATAAATATATTGCAAAATAAATTTATAAAATTACATAATTTAATAGGTGATTTATCTAATATAAATGAAACTTTAAATAAGTTAAATAAATATAAATCTATTGTTGTCCAGAGTCACCAGAATTTATTTGTGTTAAAAGAAATTAGAGAGAAAATAAATTATATATCTGAACAAAGAAAAGGTCTTAAAATGACTCCAGTAATTAAGCTTAATTTTAATGAGACTGATTTTAGTCATTTAATAGAATTAAGAGCTTATAAACGAAAACATGAAGAGATAGATTACAATATAGTAGAGACAGAAACTAACAAAATAGCTTTTAAATCATCTCGTGATTTATATGTAAATTTAAAAGAATATTTTAAGATTTGTCCATATTGTGGAAATCCAATTCATAAATAGAAAGGAATAGAAATTATGTTGTTAGAAAATTTAATAGCTGCAGAAGATAAAAATAAGTATGTTGAAGGTTTATCTGACACTGATAAGAAAACTTTATTAACAGAAATAGATACTAAAACGAAAGAAGCAGAGAGTGCTTATATGAAACAAGAAGTAATTAAAAATCAATTGGAGCAAGATGAAAAAAATATAATGGAGCAATTAAATTCTATGGGAATAGCTTCATATAATGATTTAGATATTGAAATAAATAAATTAGAAAAGAGTTTAAATGATGAATTAATAAAGTACGCTAATGCTATTCAAGGAGAATAAATATGTTAGAAAATTATAATGCTTTATATAACAAAGCAATTCAATTAAAATCTAAATATGATACTATTCAAACTCAATTAGATAATAGAATAAAACAAAAAGAACAATTTCAAGAAGATATGCAGAATAAGATAAGAGAACATAAATTGTATGAATTGTCTATAGAATATATGAAAGAAATTATAGATAAACTTTCTAGAAGTCATATAGACCATTTAGAGGAGTTATTAAATACAGCTGTTTCTACTATTTTCTTTGATAAAAACTATAGTATTGAGTTTGAACTTTCAGAATATAGAAATTCTAACGCTCTTAATATTTATTTAATAGAAGAGCAAGAGGATGGTAGTAAAATAAGAACTGATATAAAAGATAATGGTTTTGGAATAAAGACTATTGTCGGTTTTATTTTACAGATATATTTTATACTATATCAAGGATTAAGCCCTATTCTTTTTATAGATGAAGGTTTTTCAGCTTTATCAGACCAATATATTCCATATTTAAGAAGTTTATTAACTTCTTTATCAGAAAAATATGGTTTTATATTTGTGTTAGTAGCTCATGACCCAAGATTTATAGATATTGCTGATAAAACATATGAAGTAAGAAATGGAGAAGTTAGATTAATTTTATGATAGAAGAGTGGAAAGAATTAAATGAATGTAAAGGTTACTATATTTCTAATTTAGGTAACATTAAAGATAATTTAGAATGGGTAACAGCATCAGAAAATTCTAAACATTTAGTAGGTGGTTGTGCAGGAGTAATACTTATGGGGTTAATATTTAATAGAGGTGATGAAGATAATGAGTAATGAAGAGTTTGAAGATTTGTTTGGTAATGTACCAATAAAAGATTTAGAAAAAATTAAAAAATTTATAAATGATAATTATGTAAGCAAAGAAATAGTAATGATTCTAAAAGAAAGAATACACCAGCTATTAGATGAAAATGCTATTGCTAGAGATTATCAAATTATAGTAGATGATTATTTTGATAAAATAGTGGAGGAACAAAATGTATCAAGATTGGAAATTTGGAAGAATTAAAATATAAGGAGAAGTAAGATTAGTATTATAAGGAGGTTATCATGAAGATAGTAAATCCTAGTATTGGAATAGAACCTTATGATAGTTTAGCTATTATGAAAAAGATATGCCAGAATTATTTGAAGACATAGAATATAATAAAGACTTTGATATAAACAAATATGCTGAATTATATATTATAGGAGAGAATGATGGATAGAGCAGAGATTAGACGATTACAAAAAGCAGCTAGAGATAATAATAAACTAGCTTTAGGTGAGTGGGCTTCTAGATTTGAAGACCAAGTTAGAAGAGAATTAGAAGTAGAATATGAAAAATACTATGAAGACCAAATAATCAATTCAATAGATAATTTTATTATTGCTATATGTTATACAGCAGTATTTAGTGAAGCTACTTCTTGGACTAAGGATAATATAAATGAATATATGGCAGATTTATTTGCAACAGTAGATATGTTTAGAAGAGGAGAATATTCACCTGAAGATTATATACAGCAACTTAAAGAATATGGTATAGATTTAGAAGATGTTATTACTTATAATAGAGAAAGGAAAGATAACGATGGAAAATAAAGGAACTACTATACATTGTTTAATATGTAATGACTATATTACAGGAGATAAACAGGGACATCTTATTTCATGTAAATGTGGAGCTTGTTATATAGATGAAACACCATATTATTATAGAATAGGTGGAGATTTTGATAAAATAGAAATAGAAGAGATAAAAGATAATATTAGAAGTTGGATTAAAATGTCTGATATAAATAAAGAAGAAACAGAACCTATAGAAAGAATTGATAAAATTAATTATTATTTAGATATTGCAGAAACAGTATCTGAACGCAGTACTTGTTTAAAAAGAATGTATGGAGCAATTATAGTTAATAACGATGAAATTGTATCATCAGGATTTAATGGGGCTCCTAGGGGTATTTCTTCATGTTTAGAAAAACATAAATGTTTTAGAGAAAGTTCAGATAGAGGAACTGATTATTCTAATTGTTTATCTACTCATGCAGAGATGAATGCTATTATTTCTGCTAGTAGAAAAGAGATGATAAATGGAGTATTATACTTAGTAGGAAAGAATAAATCTGATAATACTTATGTTATAAATCCATCTCCTTGTAGCATCTGTAAAAGATTAATTGTAAATTCTGGAATTAAAGAAGTAATAGTTAGAACGTCTAAAGAAAAATATATTAAAATTAATGTATTAGACTGGAAAGAAGAAGATATTATTGGAGGTTATTAAAATGATTATAACTAAAATAGACATGACTAAAATAGATGATAATTATAGAAAAGAACATCCATTAGATAGAAATTTTTTAGCAACAATAGATTTAGTAATTGATTATAGCGTTGTTATTAAAGGAATAAGATTAATGACTGGTGTTAAAGGAGAATATTTAAAATTCCCAAATGATGACAAAGGAAGAAACATAGCATTTCCTATAAAAGAAGATACTAGACAAGAAATCTTATATGCTATATTAGAAGAATATAGAGGAGAAAATTAAATGGATGAATTTATAGAAATTATAAAGAATACTGATAGAATACCTGTATTTGTAGATTTAAATAATCTTTTATATAGAGCTTATTATGTATTTACACCTGATAAATTTAAATCTCCGCAAGGATTACCAAACGGTCATTTATTTGGCCTATGTCAAAATTTAAGAACATTAGATAAATTAAATTATGAAGTGTTTTTATGTGAAGACTCTCCATGTAATTGGAGAAGTGCTTTAAATGAAAATTATAAAGGTCAAAGAGAACATTCTAGTGAAACAGCTTTTTGGAAAGATTTTCCTAAGATTAGAGATTTAATTTCTAATCTTTCTCATTTTCACACATTAAGAGCTGATAACTTTGAAGCAGACGATATAATGTTTAGTGGAGCTAAGATATGTAGTAAGTTTGGGATAAAATGTTATATATTTTCATCTGATAAAGACTTGTTGCAATCTTTAGATGAAAATATTTCTATAATACATAAAGTTACTTTAAAAGGTAATGAAGAGATAAAAATAGGTTCACCAGAATACACTGAGAAGTTCCCAGTAGCTCCAGAAAAGTTACCTTATTATAGAGCATTTAAAGGTGACTCATCAGATAATCTGGAAACACCTGTAAAAAGAATGCCTAAAGATTTAATACTAGATTTAGTAGATTATTTATATGAACACAATAATTTAATGGATTATGATATTAAAAAGAAATCACATGAAAAATGGTTAAAGCAACTAGTAGAGAATTGGAATGTATATTTAAATAACTTTAAATTGATGAAACTTAAAGTTATAAATTTTGATATAATTCCAAAATCAGACTTTAATTCTTATGAAAAAGTATGTCAAGATTATGGTTTATATCAGTTTTATAATTATATTAAAGAATTAGAGTCATAATATTATATAAAGGAGTGATATAAAATGGATTTTAGAGGAGTGGACCCAGCAGAAATTATAGCTAGTCTACTTAAAGATAAAATTTGTTTAAAACACAAATTAGAAGAAAAAGATTTTGAAATTAAAATCTTAGAACAAAAATTAAATATGTATGAAAAGGTAGGTTAAATAACTATGGAAAATGAAGCTAAAATATCAAATGTTGAAATTAATAATCAATCAGAAGTAATTAATGATGATTTTCATTATGTAGGAGTAATCTTTGAAAATAAGAATGTATCTTATGGAGGTAAGAGATTTTCAAGTAAAATTTATGAATATAAGACTAAAAAGAATTTAAAAGAAGGTCAAGTAGTAAAAGTAAATACTATGTATGGAGAAAGTAATGTAGTAATTGTTAAAGAAGATATTCCTGAAGATGAACTTCAGTTTAGAGAAATTGATAAAATAAAGGAGATTTAATGTGTTAATTATAGATAAGATATGTAATAATTGTTGTCATAGATAAGTTTGTAATATTAAAGTAAAGGAGTTCATATGAGTAAAATAATGTTTGTAGGAGATGTACATATTAAAGGTATAGCTCCTGCTAGTAGAAAAGAAACACCTGAGCAATATAGAGAAGTAATAATTGGTAAAATTAAAAGTGTGCAATCTATATGTAGAGAACAAGGAATAAGCAATGTAATCTTTTTAGGAGACGTTTATGATAATAACACAGGTATTAATGATGAGCTAGAGTCAGAAATTTGGATTACTCTTAAAGAAATGAGAGATGATGGAATAGGAGTATATTCTATTATAGGAAATCATGATATGTATTTTAATAATGAAAAAGATTTTAAAGTTACTAAACTATTTAAAGCTTTTTTAGGAAATATTATAACACATTTAGATGATATTGTTATAGATAATGTTTATATTAAAGGTATAGATTTTGGTAAAGATTTTATTCCAGCTATTCCAAATAGTAAATATAGTATAATGGTTGGTCATTGTTTTTATGAAAATGAAAAATTTGGTGGTATAGGAAATGAAAATTTAACTAAAGACAAATGTATTAATTTAGGCTATCATGCATACGTTTTAGGTCATGACCATACGCCATATCCTACAATAAAAGAAAAGAGTTATTGTGTAGTTAGACCTGGAGCTTTGACTAGAGGAACTTCAAAAACGTGTAATATTTATAGAAAGATTAATGTTGCTTTATTTGATACTGAAAAACTAGAATGGTCAGAAGTAGAAATACCATCTAAACCAGGAACAGAGGTATTTTTAGATAAGGTCTTATATAATAAAAGTCAAGCAAATGATGATATTGATTTAAATAGTCTTATTGACCAATTAATTGTAAAGAAAAATCCAGATTTTTATGATTTCTTAGATGAGAATGAAGAAACTGCAAAAATTAAATTTAAAGAATTATATCCGGATATAAAGAAAATATTAATAGAACATTGTGAAGCTTTAGGTATTTATAGAAAGGTTGAACAAGATGTTAATTAAAGATAAGTTAGATAGCATATATAAAAATAATAAATATAGATTTTGTGGAATAGATTTTGAGTTATTTCCTCATAAAGATTTAATAAGAATATATGATAAGATAGATGGTAAAATAATATATGAAAATTTTATTGAGAAATATCCAGAGGATTATCCAACTATAGAAGATTATATATTATTACAACCAGCTAAGGAAGAGCTTAGAAAAATATCAGATGATTTATATGCTCCATATGCAGTATGTTTTTATTTAGGAAAGCCTAAAGAAATAATAGAGAAACCTATTTCAGCAAAAATGAATTTTATAAGTTAGGAGATTTTATTATGACTAAAATTATTATGTTTTTATTGGTTATATTATGTTTAATTTGTGTAGTATTAATTAAAAAGTATTTGAAGGTAGTTGATGAATTAGAAGATTTAAATGATGACCTTGATGTTTGTAATAATATGATTGAAGACTTAAAAACTGAAATGATTAATATTCATACTAAGATTAGCGAATTACAGTATGTTAAAGGAGATACAGAAAAGACCCAATTATTATTTGAAAATGAAGAAAAGAAAGAAGATTAATTATGGGAACAAATTATTATTTAACTCCTAAAGGATTTGATAAAGTAAGTGAAATTAATAAGATTACACTAAGACTATTAAATGAAATTAGAGATAATTATTGTAAATCAATTAAAGAATTAATAGATGAAGCAAGTAAAAATCATAAAATATATAAAGAAGCTTTAGATATTCAAGATGTAGATAATATAGATTGTAGATTAATATATAATTTTGAAATACCTGAAATACATATTTGTAAATTATCTTTTGGATGGTGTCCTTCATTTGAGTCAACTGAATATTATAGTAATTTTAATGAATTTAAGGAATTTTATAATAAGTATAAGGATGATTTTGATATTACAGATGAATATAATAGATATTTAACTATAGATGAGTTAGAAAGTTTAGCAACTACTGCCAAAGAGAATGCTAAAGAATTTCATTCTAAATTTAATTCATGTGGTATGGCATATTATACTACAGATAACTACGGTTTTGAGTGGACTAGTACTCATTTTAGTTAGATATTAATTATATATTTTATAGAAAGGAGTTATAGTTATGAATAAAGGAGAATTTATAGAAGCAGTTGCAACTAAAGCTAATATATCTAAAAAAGATGCTAGTTTAGCAATTGCAGCTTTTCAAGATGTAGTTATTGAAGCATTGAAGGCTGATGATAAAGTATCTCTAGTAGGATTTGGTTCTTTTGAAGCAGTTCATAAAGCAGCTAAATCTGGAAGAAATCCACATACTGGAGAAACTATTAGCATTCCAGCTAAAATTGCACCTAAATTCAAACCAGGTAAAGGTTTTAAAGATGCATTAAACTAAGACTAATATGAATAAGGTCAAGCTTAATGCTTGACCTTTATTATTTTATTAGAGAGGATAGATTATGGAAGATAAATTAAAAACTAATAAAGAATTTATAGAAGATTTTTTAAATACTATAGAGAAGGAATTTTATATTCATTGTATAAGAAGGAGATATGGAAATGGGTATTTTATAATAGAATATGGTGAAGACTCTATTTGTACATTTAAAATTAAAGAAATTCCAGATTTTACTTTTGGTATATGGATGTCTAATAATGTTGATTTAAATTATTATGATAAGTCTTATCAAGAAAGTAAATTAATATTATTTACTCAACCTACAATTAATATAGATAAATTTAAACCTAGTAGGTCATCTTTCTGTCTACCTATAGAACGATATATTGAAACTAACGATGATAAAAGTCAAGAATATAAATGGTGGCTAACAGAGACAGAACTTATGTTAAAAGCATTAAGAAAAAATAAAATAAAAAGTTTTTATAAAGCAGATTGGTCTGGATGGAGTTTTTATGACGACGTCTCTTATTTTAAAGCTTTAAAATATTATATATCATCATATTATTTGCATTATAAAAATAAAATAGTAAAGAAATATCGTAAGAAAATGATTATAGCTTTAATAAAATTTAAATTTAAAAGGCTGAAAAATGTAAGAGCTTATGTATATAATGAAAAATATTGGAGTCCTGGTTTAAATGTTGCTTTTTGTACAAAACGAGATATATCAGAAAAAGAAGATAATAAACTAACAAAGATTAATGACTGGTTTGATAAACATTTTTTCATGGATGTTACGTTAAAAGAATATACTGAAGAGGAATATTTTGAGTTGTTAAGACTACTTAATAATTATGAAAGGAAAGATATGGAGAACCTATGGATGAAGAATTAAGCGTATCATTAGAATTTAATAATATTTTAGATGATGAACTAATAGTTGATAATGATAAATCTATAGATTTATCGGTAGATTATCCCCATTTAATATTTAAGAGAGATGATTTAGTAAGAGTAATTAATTTATGTAGCAAGATTATTTTAGTTAAGTCAGATATATCTGAATATAGCTCTATATCTTTTATTAAATCGTTATATACATTAAATTTTTATGTAACAAATGAATTGTCTCATTTTAGATATGAAGCAGAGTTAATTGGAGATTTAACTAAATGTATAGAAGAACCATTTTCTATATCATTAGCAATATTACAGAAAATAGTAAGACTTATGGGAAATAAAGTTTTAATATATAATAGAGAAGGTAAATTTTATATTAGACTATTAGATGGAGATTTATTAATAGATGCTAGACCTGTAAGAAAAGACATTGTTCTTATGCCCGGAGATGTTAAAGATAAAGTTGCTGAACTAAGTTTATCAACTTTTGGTAAAGCATGTTATTCTATATTACCATTAATATCATCTGAAACTATAAATGATTTTAAAAAATTATATTTTACTGGAAATAAAATGTATTTTAAATCATCATTCTATTATATAGATGGAGATATTAAAACTCCTGAAATGTGTTTATCTTTTAGAGATGTGGAGTTTATTAGTAGACTATATAAATATTATAAAGATAGTAAAATAATATTATTCAGCGTAGATACGTCACTATCTAGATATAGAATAATTATGAACAATATAGAATATCAGTTTATAAATTCAAGAGCTTCTGAGATGAACTTGGTGATAGATGAAATGAATAAACTTATAAAAGAGCCTGAAATATCAATACAATATGATAAATTATATAGAGTTATAAATTTAGCTACTAATTTACCAGGAATTAATAATACAATATCTATGAAGTATACTAGTGATAAATTAAATTTGAATATAATAAATAATAGAGGAACTTCTAATTTTAATTTTTCTATTGAGAAATTAGCACAAGGTAGATTGTTCGGTAAAGAAATTACCTTAAATGCTATAATATTAAAGAGACTATTAAGTGCATTTTCTAATTCACAGAATATAGATATAGCATTAGATGATTTAGGAGTTACTATAAAAACAGATTTTATTAGAGCATTTTTAATGATTTATGACAACTAACATAATATAAAATATAATTTAACTATTTAGGAGAATTTAACTATGAATAAAAGTAATTTTGATAAACCTTATTTATTAACTAATACTAAAGCACAATTACAACAATATAATACTAAATTTAGTGAATATCTTACATATTGTAAAGAAAATAATATTAATGGAACGTATTTAATTAAAAATTTTCCTAAGATGAGCATAAATACAAGTGGTTTTATACATAAGTGTGCCTATTTAAAAATGGAAATTGTTACTATACAAAAAGAAGAGAAAAATAATTATAGAGTATATATTAGAATTAAAACAATTAGAAATAAATCTGTTAAATATATTAATTCTGATATCGTTTTATATTTAACAGATGAAGATTTAATAAATATAAATAACGGTAAAATACATTACTTATATGGAATAGTTAATACTGGTAGTGGAAAAAAGAGTAAATCTTTATTTTATATAAAGGAATTCGGATTATTTACAAATGATTTATTTTCTGAAGATAGTAAATATTCAGATATTCTTACTAATCTTGGAAGTACTATATTTGAAGACGATAACTTTATTTTTGATAGTGAATATAATAAATGTAATGCTTTAAAAAACACATATATTTATTATAGAGATTTTAAAAGATATTCTATGATTAACAATGACAAGTATTTATCTATTCAAACAATAGAAGACTTTACAAAAAATGAATATGATAAAAAACTATTAGATGAGATTAATCATGATATAGATTTAGTAGAACAAAAAGAATGCAGTAAAATATATAAGTCTAGTAATGGAAGTATTATTGAAAGTAAAAATCAAGGTTTAAGATTAAGAGAGAAAAATGAGCATAAAATTTATTTATTATGTGATAATAAAGTAATTAAAACCCCATATTTTAGAATTAAGCCATCATTAGAGAAAAGTTATATGAAGGTATTTAATAAAAGTTTAATAGAAATTGTTAATAATAGACTAAGAGAAATATTAAGAGAATTCGGTTATAATGGTGAAATTATAATCTTAAAAAGATTTAATCTTAGACCTGAAACAATAAATAATGAAAAGAAACCAAATGGAATTAGAACTACTGTTACTGCATTTACTTTAATTGACACTGACACACATCAATTTAAAACTAAAGATGTATTTTATGAAGATTTAAGTAAATCTTGTTATAAAAATCCATTTTATAAAGGAGAATAAATAATGAATTATGATAATTTAAAAGCTATATTTAATTTAGGAAGACCTATAATAGAAGATAGTAAGTTTTCATATATTCATTATGCTTATAAATATAAACCAGATAATTATAGACTTATAACTTCAGGTGAATTATTTGTGAGAGGTAGAAATTTAGAAATACCTCAATATTTAGTACAGTTTATGTCATATCATGGAGAAGCTATAATGATGGCTAATATAATAGCAGATAAAGTAATCAATATAGTATTTAGAAGTATTAATACTAATAAGGAATTTATGAAGGTTGGCAGTATGAAGTCGACCTTTTATGGGCTAGGAAATCTTTCAAAAGATTTTAAATATGGAGATACTATTTTATTAACTGAAGGTCATTTAGATAGAGATATGATGGCTACTATATACCCTAATACTTTAGGTATTATGACTAGTCATCTATCTAGAAATCAAGTTGAATTATTAAAAGGTTTAACTAATAAATTTATATTAATGCTGGATAATGATGATGCAGGTAGAAAAGGACAAAATTATGCTAAATATCAATTAAAAGGATGTAAAATTTCAGAATTAAAACACGATATAAAACTTAAGGATGCCGGTGAATTAGTGACTCTAGATATTACAAACCATACAAAGTTTGAAGAGATAATTTTAGACTATACAACTCAAATTGAATTATTTAATTTATAGCATAATATTATATAAAGAGGTGTACAAATATGATAAGATTTTTTAAAATTAAAGATATGATATTTAAAATTAAAGATTTGGTATTAGTTCAAAAGAATAATAACATTATTCAATTATATATGACAACAACTTCAGTAAAACTTGAATATGATAATGATGAAGAACTAGATAAAGATTTTAAGATAATAGAAGCTGCTACTGCTTCCCAATTTTATTTTAATGAATCTGTAGAAGATATAATTAATATGAATTATATTAATTACGCTAAAATTACAACATTTAATGACTCTGATTGGCTAATAGTTAGCTATAATAAAGATGTTAAAATTAATTTACCTAACACAATATATTTAGGTGCAGAAGGTAAAGTAGATAGAGATTTAGTATTATCAGCTATAGGAGAAAGTGATTATGAGTCATTTTTATCTTTATATTAATAGTCTGTTACATTTTTCTAGAGAAAAAGAAATAACTAAGGACGAACAAAAATATAAAGTTAGATATTATTTATTAGATAAGAGATTTGTAAAACCTACAACTACAGATTATTTAGAAGCTATATTAAGTGGTACTAAAATAAAAGATTTAGATGAATATTATTATCAAATTATAACATTACAATATTTAAATAACCAAAATGTATTTTATACTTTAGAAAGATATAATATTATATTGAGTATAAATGAGTTTATTGAGATGATGGAAAGGAGTTAGTATGATTACACAGGAATTTAGACCTCAACAATTTAAAGATGTTGCTGGGCAAGATTTAGTTAAAAGTCTATTACAATCTATAGTTAAAAACCCAGACACAGCTCCTAAGTCTATCATACTACAAGGAGAATATGGTACAGGCAAAACTACTTGTGCTAGAATATTTGCTAAGGCTTTAAATTGTAAGAATAAAACTCCTGATGGAGATGCTTGTGGAATATGTGAGTCTTGTAAAGCTAATATAGAAAATACTTTATATTATGACGAATTTGACTCTGCAATGACTGGTAATGTTTCAGATATTAAAGAATTAAAAGAGACTTTTTATTTTGATAGGACTTTAGGTCATAAGGTAATAGTGTTAGATGAAGCTCAGCTAATGACACCACAAGCTCAATCGGCTTTATTGAAGATATTAGAAGAGTCTAACTCAGCAATATTCTTTGTTCTTTGTACTACACATATAGATAAAATATTACCTACTATTAGAAGTAGAAGTTTAAAACTTAGATTTGATTTAATAAATAATGAAGATTTAAAAAATAATCTTTTAGATATAATATCTAAAAAACAAATAGAAGTATCAAATGATATTATAGAAATTATTATAGATAGATGTAAAGGTCATGTTAGAGATGCTCATATGTTATTAGACCAATATATAATATTAGGTGATGAACAATTTAAAAAATTAAACCAATCTTCAAAAGAATTATATTACAAATTAATAATTGCTATAATAAAAGGAGATAAAATACTCATTGAAAAGATAATAGAAGCTTTATTAAGCTTTCCTCTATATATTTTAAAACATGATTATGAACAAACTGTTTTAGATATAATAAAAGTAGGATTGAAAATAAAAACAACAGACAATATCTATTTACAAACAATAATAAAATATTATAACGACAGAATTTTTAGTTTAATAGATATATTAAATGATAAAAAAATATATGAGATGTTTACTTCAGATAAAAGATTTCAAATAGCAATGTATATATTAGTGAAGAATATCTCTAGTACTAGGAGGTGATTGTGTGAATAATTCCAGTAGTGTAGAGTCAATGATACATAATGTAGTAACAGTAGTCTTTAGAATACATTTTTATTATATTAGAGACCCAGAGTTAGAAATGGATTTAAAACAAGAAGGTTATTTAAAAGCATATGAATTGTTAGCAGCAGGTAATTATGACCCATCAAAAAACTTGAGAACATTTATATATACTGGTGTAAGGAATGCTATGACTAACTATATGTATCATCATAACAAAGAAAATCATATAGACTTAGATACTATTACTAGTCAAATGTGGCAAAGATATGAAAGCATTACGATGGATAACTACTGGGAAGGTAAAATATTTTATAACAATGACTCTATTAGAGATAAATATGAGATTGATTTACCTATAATATTTGAAATTTGTGATAAATACAGCATGTTTGGTGATTATACTAATATTATAATAAATGAATTATGTAAATTAGGTATATATCAAGAACCAGTTAAAGTAGACAAAAACTTTAAACCTGTACCACTAATAAAAGATGCTATTTTAGCAGAAATAATTTATACAACATTACGTAGACTATGATATACAAGAGAGCTAACTATCTATAAATTTTTATGGAGGTAGAGTATGAATTCAGAAGAAGATGAAGAATATTTAGTAGGATGTTTATCTGCATTCAGAGACTTATCTAAAGAGCAAAAACAATTATTTATTAAATTATTATCTGATGATTGTTCATCAGCGTTTCAAATATTATTTAATATTTTAGATGATGATTTGTTAACTTTAGAAATATTAGATATATTTTCAGGTACTAAAATAAATTTTCCAAGTAGGAAAAAAATACATAAACTTTTAGAGAAAATACAAATATATACTTATATAAATAGTAAAAATAGAACTCCAGAGTCATATCAATTATTAGCAAAGCAATATAAAAAGAGAATTTCACAAATAAAAGCTATTGTAGAACGAATAGATTATTTATTAAATAAAGGTTTATATAGAGATATAGAAGAACAAAACGAAGTTAAATAGCATAATATTCTATAAGGAGGTATAATATGAATGTTATTTTAGAAGGTTGTGATGGTATAGGTAAATCAACTTTAGCTAGATTTTTAGAGCAAAATAGAAATATGGATATAGAGCACTCAAGCTCTGATACTAAAAATGATTTACAATATCATTTAGATTTAATCAAATATGACAGCGTGGTATGTGATAGATGTAATTTAGGCGAGATTGTATATCCCATAATATATCATAGAGAACCTAAGATGACTTGGTTAGAACAATTAGAATTTATGAATGTTTGTAAAGAGAAGTCTGTTATTTATATTATTTTCTTTGCATCTAATTTTGAAGATTTAAAAGAAAGATTATTTAAAAGAGGAGATACTGAACAAGTTTTAGCAAACGCAGAGAAAATTAATATTCTTTATACTATGTTAGCTAATATTTTTTCTAATACTTATGATAACGTATTTGCTTTAGATATCAGTAAAAATAAAGACCAAATAGAATTTTTTAAAGAGATAGAAAGGAATTATTATGGAAAATAGAAGTTTAAATTGGACTACAGAATTAGTAAATACTGCTACTGAAGAATATAGTAAAAAAGTTATAGCTCCTGTAGTAATTATATCATATAAAAGAGGAGGTCAAGCTTCATCAATTCAATTGATGAAAAATACTAATATTCCAACATATTTATTCGTATATGATGATGATTACATTAATTATAAAGAAGAAGTTGAAGCGTCTAATAATATAGGAGTAGTATTATGTCCATCTCAAGAATTTAGAGGAGCTGCTAAGAAAAGAGATTTTGTTCAAGCTAACATGCTTAAAATGGGATTTGAAGATTACTTTATATTAGACGATGACATTACAAAATTATATTATACTAGACCAGGTCTAACTAAATCAGGTAAATATAAGGCTGAAAAAGTAGAAATTACACCAGAACAATTCTTTAAAACTTGGTATTATGTAATTCATAATATTGCTGATTATAAACCAGCTTTAGGAGGTGTAATTTCAGAAGCATCTAGTTGGTGTCAAGATTTAGAAACATTACCTTATTATACTAAGTCAGGCAGAATATGTCAAATAGCTTATATTAATACTAATTTGTTTAATCAATATAATATTAGTTATAATAATATAGAAGCTTGGGATGATTTTGATGTTCAATTACAAGTATATAAGAATGGATTAGACACAATAAATATTGGATGGTTAACTTATTCTGGTGATACAATGACACCTAAAAAATCTATAGCTTCAGGCGGAGATTATACTTGGACTAAAAAGTCTATGAATTTATATAAGACTTGGGGAGAATATGTAGGCTTTAAAGTAGATAAAGGTCAACTAAATTCTACATTTAAATGGAGTAGAATAAAGAAGGATTTAGCTGAAAAACATACGCTAGTTCCTATATATAATAATGAGTGGTATAAGTATTTCTTTAACGAAACTCAAGAAATAGATTATATAGGATTTACAGAATTATGGCAAGATAAAATAAATGAGTGGAACGAGAAACATATTACTAAATCTAAGAAAAAGGAAGTAGATGAAAATGTCTAATTATTTAATTGTGGGAGCAGGTTTAGCTGGAGCTACTTTAGCTAGACTATTAATTGAAGATGGCCATGCAATAACTGTAATTGACCGTCGAAATCGCATAGCAGGAAACTGTTATACATATAAAGATAAAGGAATAGATATTCATAAGTATGGACCTCATATATTTCATACTAGTGATGAAGAAGTTTGGTCATTTATAAATAGGTTTGCAAAATTTAATAATTTTATAAATAGCCCATTGGCAGTAACAGAAAACGATGAGCTTTATAATTTACCGTTTAATATGAATACATTTAGTAAAATGTTTAATACTAGATGGCCTAATGAAGTAGAAGAAATTATACAAAAAGAAATCGATGCTTATAAAGAAGAACATCCTACTATAGAAAATTTAGAAGACCAAGCTATAAATATGGTTGGAACAACTGTATATGAAAAATTAATAAAAGGTTATACTGAAAAACAATGGGGTAAATCTTGTACTGAATTAAGTCCAGATATAATTAAAAGATTACCACTAAGAATGATTTACGACAATAATTATTTTAACGATATTTATCAAGGAATTCCAGTAAATGGATATACTAATATGATAGAAAAAATGTTAGAAGGATGTAATATCATGTTAGATAAAGATTTTATTAAAAATAGAAGTACTTATGAAGACATTTATGACTATATTATATACACTGGCAAGATAGATGAATATTTTAATTATAAATATGGAGAATTAGAATATAGAAGTTTAAAATTTATTAATAAAGAAATAAATCAATCTAATTATCAAGGTAACGCAGTAGTTAATTATACTGATAACAAAAGACCTTACACAAGAGTAATAGAACATAAGTGGTTTAATCCTGTAAAAACAGACACTTCTATTATAACATTTGAATATCCTCAAGCTTCAGGAGAACCATATTATCCTATGACTGATAAAAAGAATTTAGATTTATATGAAAAATATAAAAAATTAGCAGATAAACAAGACAAAGTAATCTTTGCAGGTAGACTTGGAAAGTATAAGTATTTTGATATGGATGATGTTATAAAAGATTGTTTTGAAATATTCGAAGATATAAAGAATAAGCATAATATATAATTGAAAGGAGATTGATATTATGTTAGAAATAAATACACTTTTTAAGGATTTAGCCAGTAAATTATTAAAGGCTCCAGAGGTAAATGGAACTAAAGAATTATTAAACGAAAAATTTGTTTTTAATGATTTAGATAATAATGTTCTTACATTAAGTTGTAGAGATAAAGCTATGATTTACGCTATAGGCGAATTAATATGGTATTGGTCAGGAAGAAACGACATAGAATTTATAGACCATTTTTCTAAATTTTGGAGAAATATTTCTGATGATGGTAAAACAGCTAATTCTGCATATGGATATATTATAAAATATAAACATGGATTTGACCAATTAGAATGTGCTATTGATGAATTAAGAAGAAATCCAAATTCTAGAAGAGCTGTAATAAATATTAATACACCTGATAGACATAGAATGGTAACTAGAGATACTCAATGTACAATGTTTTTGCATTATTATATAAGAGATAATAAACTATGCTCTACTGTGTGTATGAGAAGTAATGATTTGATTAAAGGTTTAACATTCGACATCGTATATTTTACAGAATTACAGAAATATGTAGCTCATAGATTAGGGTTAGAATGTGGACCATATACTCATTTTGATACATCATTACATGTGTATGAAAGAGATTATGATTTACTAGAAAAAATTATTAATGATGATAATGAAATTCCAGTTTATTATAAATTGGATGAGTTATGGAATGATGATAATTTAAAATATCTTGAAGCACAAGTAGATGAATGCTGGGAGTCAAAAGAAAAATTTAAAACTATATGTGAAAATATGGGAATTATTAATTATGATATGTAATTTATCATCTTTAATATAAAAGTTCACCAGAATTAATTCTGGTGAACACAAATATAAAATAAAATTAATATAGAATGGAGATTTATAAAGTATGAAAATAACAAACGTTAGAGTAAATGAAGTTAGTGGAAGAGAAGATAGCAGATTATTAGCAGTAGCATCTATAGTAATAGATGATGAAATTGCTATTCATGGAATTAAAATTATAAATGGAGAAAAAGGAATATTTGTAGCTATGCCAAGTAAAAGAACACCAGACGGTTTTTCAGATATAGCTCATCCTATAAATTCTACAGCAAGAGAAATAATTCATAAAGCTGTTTTAAATGAGTACAATAATTTAAGCACAAATAATTCATAATAAATATTATAGGAGGTTTATAGAAATGAGCGATATTAATCATATTGAACTTGATAAATTAAGAGTAAGAGTTTCTGAATTAGAGAAAAAATTAGAAGACTTAGAAGCAACAGTAAAAACTAATGCTGAAATTTATACTATTTTGGCTAAACAAATTCATGAACAATTAAATATGGAACCTAAAATACCAGTACCTTACTGGCTAGAAGACGGAGCTAAGTTACCTGAAAGAAAAAAAGAAGGCGATATAGGTTATGATGCTTATCTTAATGAAGATAAAGTAATTAAAGCTCATTCTGCAGAAAAAGTTTCTTTAGGTATAGGTATGATAATTCCTACTGGTTATGGTGTTCATTCAGTAAATAGGGGTGGATGCTATTTAGGAAATATCTATGGAGCTCCTATAGATGTAGGAGAACCTTGGGTAGATTGTAATTATAGAGGAATTATTAATGCTTTAATTCAAAATAATGGAGATAAAGATATAGAAGTTCATAAAGGAGATAGAGTTTGCTCTATAAATATAGTAAAGACCTATGCTTTTGATTTTATTCCATTAGATGATTGGTTAAAAGTAAATAATTTAACTAGAGAACAAGTAATGAATACTAATCGTGGTGATACAGGATTTGGTAATTCAGGCATAAAATAATATAAGCTGACGGTATTTATATAATCTATGAAAAGATTATTTATCGTTGTGTGTAGGACAAAAGCAGAACAAAACCTACAGAATAGGAGATGATACTGCTAAATTCTCCTATTTTATATCTCAGTCTAGATAGCGATTAGGGTACGTCAAAACTCGAAAGTTTATCAAAGGAGGAAGCGGTTCGAGTCCGTAAACTGAGATGGTCTAAATAATGCTTAGGTTAATATAGGATTACGACCTTAATCTAAAAGTCAGGTGTACTAGTTACTTGCCTTACTCCTAAGCATTACATAATATATCGCGTGGTAGAGCAGTTGGTAGCTCGTGAGGCCCATAACCTCAAGGTCGTAGGTTCGAGTCCTACCTGCGCAACCAGAGGCTGGGTAGCTCCCAGATAAGAGTTGAGTATAAGTTAGGGAGACTCCTCCGAAAATAAAATCAAAATCCCTTACATGAGATATTAGCTAATGGTTTAGCAAGAATTTTATATTCTTATTATTGGTTCAATTCCAATATATCTCTCCACTGGGGTTCGGATATATCTTGATAAAGTAAATAGTGAGGCTAGCTATATGAAATTGATAGATGAAAAAACGTATTAATTGACTCCGATATAACGGTCCCTGGACCAGTTTGTACAGCTAGTCGTTTAGTGTACTGTATAGGAAATTCTAGTAATAACTATACCCCAGGCATGCACGGGAACTTTGATGGAGTTGAAAGTGTGGCAGAGACCAAGAAGCATGCAGAAATACTAACCAAATGATTTTGTCTCCTATAAGCATATATTTCATTTGGGAGAACCCACATTGACAGACCGGAATAGACGGTCATTTTTAAATTATCTCATAAGAAAGGAGGATTTATAATGAATTTTGGAGAAGCTTTAGAAGCATTAAAGCAAGGAAAGAAAGTTCAACGTAATGGATGGAATGGTAAAAATCAATATATAGAATTAGCAACTAATATTAGTTATGTAAATAGTAATAATGAGATTATTAATGTTAATCATGATGCTATGGGAAATAAAGCTATTGCATTTATAGGAACTTCTGGTGTTCAATTGGGATGGCTAGCAAGTCAAGCTGATATGTTATCAGAAGATTGGAAAATTGTAGAATAATTTATAGGAGGTTTGTAAATATGATTATAGCAATAATTATAGGAGTAATTATATTACTTTTAATTACATTTATAGCAGTAAGCTATGTAAAATGTCCACCAGATATGGTGTATTTAATATCAGGTTTAAGAAAAGAACCTAGGGTATTAATAGGAAAAGCAACATTAAGAATACCTTTCTTTGAGAGAGTTGATAAATTAACTTTAGAATTAATTCAAATAGATGTTAGAACTAGTAGAGTACCAACATCAGATTTTATAAATGTTGATGTGGATGCTGTAGCTAATGTAAGAATACCTAAAGATGATGCTCTTATTCAGATAGCAGCACAACATTTTTTAAATCAATCTTCTAATTATATTGCAACAAATGTACAACAAGTTCTAGAAGGTAATATGAGAGAAATTATAGGTCAAATGAACCTAAAAGATTTAGTAAATAATAAAAAATTATTTTCAGAAAAAATTCAAGAAAATGCTAAAGATGATATTAATAGAATAGGTTTAGAAATAGTATCATTAAACGTACAATCTTGTACAGACGAGAATAACGCTATTACAGATTTAGGTATAGATAATTTATCTAATATTCAAAAAACGGCTAAAATAGCCAAAGCTCAAGCAGAAAAAGAAATTAAAATTGCAGAGTCTTTAGCAGATGAAGAGGGAGCTAAAGCTAGAGCAGAAGCAGATGCTAAAATTGCAGAACAACAAAAAGAATTAGAAATTAAAAAAGCAACATATAAAATTGAACAAGACAAGAAAAAAGCAGAAGCTGATACTGTATATGATATTCAAAAAGCAGAACAACAAAAATTAGTAAATGAGAATACTGTAGCTGCAGAAGTAGCTAAAGCAGAAAAGATGACTGAACTTAAAGAAAAAGAAGTAGCTCTAAAAGAAAAAGAATTAGATGCTTTAGTTAGAAAACAGGCAGACGCTGATAAATATAAAATAGAACAAGAGGCTATAGCTAATAAAGAGGCTAGAATACAAAAAGCAGAAGCAGATGCTAAAGAAGCTGAATATCAAGCTCAAGCTAAGATTAAAATAGCAGAAGCTAATAAGCAATCTATGGAATTAGAAGCTGCAGGTATTAAAGCTAAAATGGAAGCAGAAGCTGAAGGTAGAAAAGCTCAATTACTTGCAGAGGCTGAAGGTGTAAAAGCTAAAGCTTTAGCAGAAGCTGAGGGTATAGAAAAGAAAGCTGAGGCTCAAGCTAAAATGAAACAAGCTTCTATAGTAGAAATGATATGTAAAGTATTACCAGATATTGCAAAAGAAGTATCAGCCCCACTTACAAATGTTGATACTATTACAATGTATGGTGACCAATCAACTAAATTAATAGAAGAAAATACTCAAAAAATAGATAAGATACTTAAAGTAGCTCAAGATAGTTTAGGATTAGATTTAAAATCTTTAATTACAGGTTATGCTACAGCAAAAACATCTGACATATTAAATAAAAATATTAATGAAGATAATTAATTAATGTTTAAGAATATCCTGGAAGTAATGGCCATATATTATAGCTTGTTGATATTTTATATATTAAATTAGAGATTTCTTTAAGAGAGGAGATTTAATATGAGTTTAAATGTTAATGGAGTATCTATGAATTCTTCAGGTACCCCTATAGGAAGTATAGTAATGTGGCCAACTAATTCTATTCCAGCTGGATGGTTAATATGTAATGGTCAAACAGTTCAAAAATCAGCATATCCGGAATTAGTAGAAATATTAGCTGGAAATAGTACAGCTACTAGTGCAAGTGTTCCAGATATGAGAGGTGTTTCTCCAGCAGGTGCAGGATATTGCTCAGCTAGAGGAAGCTCAGGGAATGTTGTACCTAGCCCAGGATTAAATTTATATGAAACTACTGGTTCAAATACTAGTTCATATAACTTTACTCCATCTCATACTAGCAACTCACAGACGATACAAATGTATTTACCAAGACATAGTCATAGTGTACTTGCTAGAGGGTCAACAAGAGCAGCTACCCAAGATGGGGGAAGATATGACCGTACTCCTAATGTTGCAGATGCTGCAGATAGTTTTTGTCCAGGTCTTCATTTTTTCGGTGGTCCAAACCAAGTAGAAGAATGGTCAAACGTTACATTTACATTATATACAGAGGAGTCAGGTTCAGCTGAAAATCCATCTCAAGCAACTATTAATTTTCCAGGGCATAATACTATATCGGGCACTATAAATACTGTACAACCAGTATTTGGTATTAATTTTATAATTAAAGCTAAGGACTAGAAAGGAATACTTATGGTTATAAAACTAAATGGTAAAGAATTATCAGAAAAAATTTACAAGAGATTAGAGAATGAAGTTAATTTTATACATAGTAAGGATAAAACTTTAAATTTAGTAGTAATACAAGTTGGAAATAATCAAGCTTCTAATGTATATATTAAGAATAAAAGAAAAGCTTGTGAGAGATTAGGAATAGGATTTCAGTGTTTTAATTTAGTAGAAGATTTAAGATTTGATGAAGCAGTAGAATTTATAAAACAAATTAACAATCAACCTTATACTACCGGGATATTAGTACAAAAACCTCTTCCTAAACATTTGGAAGGAATAGAACAATATATTTCTCCAGAAAAAGATGTTGATGGTTTTACTTTTGAAAACATGGGAAGATTAGTAACCGGCTATAATGGTTTAATACCATGTACTACTAAAGGTATAATGAATTTATTAGAAGAATATGAAATAAATTTAAAAGGTAAGCATGTGGTAGTAATAGGTAGAAGTAATATAGTAGGTAAACCAACTGCAATATCTACTTTAGCTAAGGATGCTACTGTAACTATATGTCATTCTAAAACTAAGAATTTACAATCAATTACTGCAGATGCAGATATATTAATTTGTGCAATAGGTAAAGCTAATTTTATAAATAGAGATTATTTAACATCAAAATGTCAATGCATAATAGATGTTGGTATTAACCGAAATGAAGATGGAAAACTTTGTGGTGATTGCAATTATAATGATATAGTAGATTATTGGAATGATTTAGAAAAAGCTGGATATTCAGAAAATAGATACATTACACCAGTACCTGGAGGAGTAGGGCCATTAACTGTAGCTAGTTTAATGGAGAATATCGTAAATCAAATATTAAATAAATGCAAAGACTAGATTTAAATCTAGTCTTTATTTATGTTTACTTTATATATATTCTATTAGTATAGAAAGGAGAAACTTATGCAGCAAAATTCGTTAGATAGTTTAGTAAATACCCTTATAGATATGAAGGATGAAGAGAAGAAATCTGCCAGACTTAGAGAAGTAGTTCCTATCGAAGAGTGGATTAATAGTGAATATTATGTAGGTCCTGATGCTTTATCTATTTATCCTTATTGGAAACAACATATAATAAACATATTTAATAATAAAGTTAGAATAAACGAAGTTATTCTAACTGGAGGTTTAGGTACAGGTAAAACAACTATAGCTAATATAATATTATTACGAAGAATATATGAACTTTCATGTTATAGTAATATACCTGCCTTATTTAACTTAATGGCCAGTTCTAAAATTATGTTTGCATATTTCAACTTAAACTTAGGACAAGCATTATTAACAGGTTATGGTCAACTTAAAGAGATGGTAGACAATTGTCCCTATTTTCAAGAGTTCTTTTCTAGAAATCAAAGAAAAGACAGTGAAATTGTATGGCCACAGTCTAATATGATGGTTAGATTTGCTTCTGGTACACAACATACTATAGGAACTAATTTAATAGGTTAATTTATCTAATAACAAAGCCTAGGTACTATGTGAATAGTATATAAATTTAATACATTGAATTGCTGGAAACTCGTAAAGCTAACTAAACTACAACGTAATATTGTATAGATATAAGCGTGATAGTTACGAAAGTAGAAAAAATTAGTTAGATGATATATGGTTAAATCCTAAGTATTTTATAATCGACAATCAGCAGCCAAGCTCGAAAGAAAAGGTTCAACGACTATCTTCATTAAGAAGAGTAAAGCCCAAGTGGGAAGAAGTGGTGTACCCTATTTTATAGGTGATGATATAGTCTGTTCTTTATAGAAATATAAAGAAGTTCATAAGAGAACTGATAGAGATTAACGACCTCTATTGAACAATATTTTATGTATATTATGTAATTAATCTACATATCTTATTAGGAGGTATACTAGATGAAAGGTTACATATATGAAACAATCAATTTAATAAATGGAAAGAAGTATATAGGAAAACATAAATCTTCTAAATTTGATAATACTTATTTTGGCTCTGGTATAGCATTAAAAAGAGTCAAAAGCTAATTTTTGGAAGAACGCTTCTAATGAAACTAGACTTAGAATAGGACATAATTTTGGAACACTTGGAAAACCTTCACTAATTAAAGGTAAAACTGCTGAAAGTTCTGAACAAGTCAGAAAGTCTAGAGATAATATGATTAAAACTAAAAGTTCAGATGAATGGAAACAAACTAAAGGTTTAGAGGCTAGACAAAAATTAAGTGAGACTCGAAAAACTAAAGGTTTAGCTAAAGGAAAAAATAATCCTATGTATGGAACTCATACTATATATATTTCTAATATAGAAAAAGATTTAGTAAAACGTATTTCCATAAATGATTTAGAACAATATTTATTAAATGGTTGGGTAAAAGGTAATATACATAAAATGAAATAAGAGTGTTTTAGATGAAGCAAACTTTTATAGTAAAACAGAAAAAATAACTGCTGAAGCTTTACAAGTTCAAGATAAAGCTAAAGAGATTTATACAGAAACAAGAAACAGACGGAAAATCTCGTTTCTTGGTAAATGGTGAAAATCATTCTATGAGTATATTAGTTTCATCTACTACGTTTGATAGTTCATTTACTAATCAAAGACTTAAAGAAACTGAAGGAGACCCTCATGTCTATGTAGTAAATGCTAGAACTTGGGATGTAAAGCCACAAAACTATAGTAAAGAAAGATTTTATGTATTTTGTGGTTCTGGTGAAATAGACCCTATAATTTTAGATAGCTATATAGAAGTAAATAATATTTTAGACTCTTTAGGTTTAGATAGAATAGAAGAAATGTCTGTAAAAGAAGCTATAGAGTTTATTCCAATGGAACTAAGAACTCAAATAGTAGATGTTCCAATAGACTTTTTAACTGACTTTAAACAAAATTTATTACAATCTATCCAAGATATTGCAGGTATGACTGTTGCTGGTCAAGGTAAATTATTTAATAGTAAAGAACACTTTAACCAAGCTTTATATATCCCAGAGATACCAGCTTTTACTAAGGACACTTTTATAATATCTACTAAACTAGATACTAAACCACAAGATTATATTAATTCTAAATGGCAACCAGAACAACCTGAAAAACTTAGATTTATGCATTGTGACCAAGGTATAGCTAATGACCATTATGGAATGTCAAGTTGTTATGTTGATGATGTTATAATAAATGATGATGAGACCATTACTTTAAAAATTAAATTTGATTTTATAATTACTATTATACCACCAAGACCACCAGCTAAAATAGATATATCTAAAGTAAGAAGTTTAATACCTTGGCTTTCTCAGCATAAAGGTATTAATTGGCGGTATGATTTCTTATGACCAGTATCAGTCTCAAGAAAGTATGCAAGAACTAGAAAAAGCTAATTTTCCAGTAGAATATCAATCAGTAGATAGAACTGATGAGGCTTATTTACTTTTAGTAGATTATTTATATGAAAATAAAATTAAAATGCCTTATAATGAGATATTTGAAAGAGAGCTATTTAATTTAGTTCATTTTAGAGAAAAAAGAAAAGTAGACCATCCATCTACAGGTGGAAAAGATACAGCTGACTCAGTAGCAGGAAGTCTATACAATGCAGTAAAATCAGATGTATTTAAAACTCAATTAGTTGAGAAAGATTTAGATATTTTATTTGATATTTAAGGTGTACTAGATTTATATATTATTATAGAAGGAGATAAATAATATGAACATAGGTCAAGAGATTATATTAAGCATTTTAAATGAAAAAGCAAGTATAGACTGGAATAATTTTTTAACTCCAGAAGAGGTAGATAAATTTTTATCTAAAGATGATAAAGTAGAATCAGCAGAAGAAATAGTTTATAATACAAAAGGAAATTTCTATCAAAAATATTTTGATAAATTTAAAGACGAAGGATGGACTAAAAGAGAATTAACACAAGATTTATCTAATTTTTATAATAATCATCATCTTAATGAAAAAGAATCTAATAAAGACCCAAGAATAAAATATGGACCATATAAAGATGCAATGGGTATGTGGACTATAGATTTAGCTGATGGTTATATAACAGACTCTGGAGATTCATTTATACAAGAAAAAACTAAAAGAGAATGTTTAAGGATGTTAGATACAGTTGTAAATGAGATTAATGAGTCAATTAAAAACTTAAGTGAATCAGTAAATAATCTTTGGTATACACAAGTATCTAATAAGTCTGAGGATGAGTTAAAAGTATATCTTAATAAACTTTATGTTAGAATGTCTAAATATAATGATACTAATAATGAAATTAAATCAAAAGACTTTTATGACTTATTAGAAAAGATAAATTATTTAGAAGATTTATTGGGTGTTAAACCTAAATTAGGTAGAGAACTTAAATAGAAAGGAGATTAAGATGCCTTTATTTAATAGAAAAACTAAAAACACAATTGAAAATGACCCATCAGGTTTTTTAAAAGAATATGGTACAGGTACTACTAATAACATAAATATGTATAATTTTATTCAGGGTATGAGACAATTAGATAGTAACTATACTAATTATGATGCTTTAATAGATAGAATGACTCAAGACTCTATTATATCTTCAGCTATAGATATGTGGACTGAAGATGCATTACAAAGAGACCCTCAATCTAAAGAGATATTTCATGTAGAATTAAACACTCCTGACGATTATGTTGAAACTGAATTATCTAAAGGTCTATCTGTAGAATTAGATAGATTTCTTAAAAATGATTTAAGAATGGAAAAGAATTTAATTCCAATAATTAAAAGAGTATTAATTTATGGAAATTGTCCATTAAAATTAGATTTTGCTGATGAATTAGTAGATGATAAATTAAAGCTAAAAGAGTCAGCTAGAGAAAATTTTGAGATTATAAGTGAAAAACTTACAGAAATGTTTAGTAACGATAAGGCAATAGATGACAAATCTTTATTAACTGAGGATAATTATGACGTTGATTGGGAGGCTAGTGGAGAAGATATAGTTTCTATGTCTCATCCTATATTTGAAAGTGTTAGAAAAGCAAATACTATAAATTCTAAAAAGATAAAATCTTTAAAAGAAGGTGAGACTTTAAAAGAAGAGTCTTTAATTGATACTAAAAGAATGATTAAAGGAAGATGGTTCACTGAGCATATAGGTCATGGAACTAATATTTATGAATTAACTTCTAAACAAAAGTTAATAGCTTATATGGATAGAGATAATCCAGATAAGTTCATTAAACCAGATAGAATTATTAATTTTTCGAACAATACTGGTAAACATAAAGTTATTTTTGAAGTTGGTGGATTTAGAGACTCTGCAGATAAAAAGAACCATTTTTCTTTAGAAAGAGGAGAGTCATTTATAGAGAATGCTATGGTTGCATGGCAGGTATTAGCTGCATTAGAAGATATTTTATTATTAACTCGTATGACTCGTTCTATTCTATATAGAATATTCTCCGTAGAAGTAGGTAATAAAGGTAATAAAGAGACTAAGGAGACATTAGAGAGATTAAAGAATAAAATTAAAATGGATGAAACTGTAGATATTAGAAGTAAAATTTATAATTCTTCTTTATCTCAAGTTCCTTTAGGAGATAGTATTTTTATTCCTACTAGAGGTGGTGTAGGAGTAATTGATGTCAAAGCTGTCGGTGGAGATATTAATTTACATGATGCAATAGATTTAGATTACTTTAAAGATAAATTATTTGCTGGTTTAAGAATACCAGCTCCATTCTTAGGATTTACTGAGAGTTTACCAGGAGGTATAGGAGATACTTCTCTTACTAGAATGGATATTAGATATAGTAGAACTATTACAAGAATACAGTCAATATTATCTGAAGGATTAAAAGACTTATGTTTATTATATTTAAAATTTACAAGAACTGAGAGAGCTTTTAATGAATTACCTGATTTTAAAATAGTATTTACTTCTATAAATTCTGCTGAAGACGTGTCTAGAGTTGATTTAAAACAAAAACAAATGGATACACTAAAAAATGTGATAGAAACATTAAAGAATTTAGGTGTAGATTTAGCAGCTAATTCAGAAGGTTATGAAAATACTAGACAACAATTAATAAAAGAGTATTTTGGTTCAGTATTATTAGATAAAATATTAAAAGATGAAAAGACTATGCCAGTTCAAGGACCTACTGAAGGAAATCCTAATAGTTTAAGAGGAGATAATAGTCCAGATTTCGGTGGAGGAGCTCCTAATAATATTATTTCTGGTCCAGGAGAAAATTCAGATAATGAAGAATTAGAAGATGAATTTGGTAGTGATGAAGAAACTAATACAGAAGAACCTTTAAACACAGAAGAGCCTTCAAATACTGAAGATATGGTTACTGATGAAACACGAGAAATAACTTAGATAGATTTATTATTATAAGATAATAAAAATTATATAGCCATTATTAGAAAAACTGTCTGGTATTAACCTAGTAATACCAGACAAGTTTCTAGGCTATAGAAAGGAGAATTAAATGTTACTAAATAGTAGACATAAAGGAATACTTATAAGACTAGATGAAGCTAGATTAGGTCAATTAGAACAAAAAACTAGAAGCCAAACTCCTAAATTAGCAGATAGAGCTGACTTTGTAAATACTGATTACATAGGTATTAGTAAATTTGGTATATATAATTTTAGAACATCTAGTCAAACTAGCCCAGGAAATTATTGGTATCAAACATTAGAAATTCCTGATTTAGGTTCTAAATTACAAGATGAAAAAATTACTCCTGATTTGATTAAGAGACTAGTAGAACAAGATGATATAAAAATATATTGTGACTGTCCAGCATTTTTATATTGGGCATTTAAATATATGGCGTATACTAGAGATTATGGTTCAGAACCAGAAACTAGAGCTCCTAAATTAAATAATGTTAGATTACAAGGAGCTTTATGCAAACATTTATTATCGGTTGTTGATTTAATTAAATCTAATAATTTATATGAACAAATGGCAAAAGACGCTGATAACTGGATGAAATATATGGCTGGAGAAAGATATAGTAACTTTCATAAAGCTAGACTTATGGGTGATGCTAAACGTAAAAAGAATAGAATTAATTATGAAACTTATGATAGCTATTTAAATGATTATTTTGCATCTAAAGCTGGTGTAAATAAATTCTTAGATGATGAAGATATTAAAGGAAGTTTAAGAGATGAAATAGAAAGAACAGCTAAAACAGACCCATCAATGTCACTAGATGATTTTATAGAAGAAGAATTTGGTGTAGATGGAGTACAAGGTTTAGCTAATGAGTTACAAATAGATGTAGATTATGTAAAGAATTATTTCAAAGATTTGGGATGGTAAAAAGGAAGAAAATTTAAATTTTAATAGAAAGTAGATAGAAATATATGAAAATAAAAAATGCAAATCTAGAATGGTATGCCTTTAGATACGATTTTAATAGACACGCATTAGTATTTACCAATGTATTATATAGCATGGAAGAAGAGATAGCAAAGAAAATTAGAAAAGGTAAAAAAGATAACTGGAGACCTGTATATAATTATGAAACATTTAAAGAATATATTAAAGGTGAACTTATGTATCATTATTGGAGTAAAACAGAACATGAAGTAGTTATATATGATTTGTTTGATACAAATGATGAGCGAGGAGAAAAACACGATATTTGGTGGCAGTTAGAGCCAAATTTAGATAGAATATGTGAATATATTATAAGAGAAATGGACATAAATTTTAGGAGGTAAAATATGGCAATAAGAAAATTAGATAAATTTTTGAATACTATTACTAATAAATTATTTCCTGCTTTAAGAGAGTCTATCGGATTAAATTTATATGATGACCCAGTATATTCTAGTACTACAATAAATACTTATGCAGGAGAATTAGGAGATACTAGAGTTAAATTAGAAGTATCTAGTAATCATGTAGAATTAGAAGATTATGCAGACCAAAATGCGGTATTTGTTACTATATACTATGGAACTAGAGGTGCTAAAGTAGGTGTATTAAATTTAGATGATATAAATGAATGTGTGGGTTTAATATATTCTACATTATATGAGCTAGGATTTAGAACTCCAGAAGATATAGATAAGGAAAAGAAAGAAAAAGAAGAAAAAGAAAGACAAGAACAAGAAAAGAAAAGAGCAGAAGCTGAAAGAAAAAGAGAAGAAAGAAAAGCTAGACAACAAGCTGAAGAAGAAAAAGAAAAATTAAAACAAGAACAGCAACCTAAAGAAGATGAAATCTCTCCAGAGGAAGAATCGGAACAATCTTTAAAAGAAGCGATGTCAGATTTTAATCTTTATTTAGATAAACTTAAAGATATAAATAGTCAGAAATCTGTTATAATAGCAAACATATCATTTAGTAGTTCTGAAAATAGCTTTAAAGTAATTAATATTGATATGAATTATATAGATAAAGATAACTGTTTAGTAGAGACTAATGGAATAAATCCTCAAGTTAAAAAAGAAGTTTCTTGGACTAAAGCTAAAAATTATATATCTAAAGTAACCAAGGCCGTAAATGGAGTAATAGCTATAGACGCTTTAGGTCCTGAAGGTGAAGAAATAAACATCAGTGACTCTCAAGAAGATACTGATGGTGTAAACTTAGATTTTAATTTATAAGGAGGAATTAAATATGTATTTTAACATTTACTCTTCTAAGACTAATACTTATATAAAGAATTTTGCTTATATTGATTTAAGTAGAAATATAGATTTATATAAATTAAAACAAATAATTACAAGAATTGAATTAGATTTTTATAACACATATAGTTCTACAGATTGTGTTCTTTATATATCTAACTCAGAATATAGTAAAGATAGAGAGGATTAGTTATGGAAGATAATAAAGAATGTATAAAATGTAAGTTTCGTGATAATAAATGTAATTATCACGTGCGATATAATAGTGAATATTGTAAACATCTTAGAGAAGAAAATGATTTATCTAGAAAGGAGAATAAAAATGAAACAAATATTAAATGAACAATTAACTAGTTCTTTATTTGAAGCTGTAAATGAAAAACCAGCAGGTATTTTAAAAAGAATAAAAGGAATAGTAGCTGATTTTAAACCTAATAGAAATGGTAGAATATATCCTAGAGAATTATGGGAGAAAGTAATAAATTCAGAATACGTAAATGAAATGATAAATAGTAAATGTTTATTTGGTGAGTCAAATCATCCATTTGATGATAGAGTAGAAATAGACTTAAATAATGTATCACACGCTGTAAATAAATTATGGATAGAAAATGATGCAGTTATGGCAGAATTAGATTTACTTCCAACTCCAGCAGGTGAGATAATTAGCAAACTTATAGACTATGGCTCTAGTATAGGAGTATCTTCTAGAGGAGCAGGTTCTGTAAATTCAGATGGTAGTGTAGACCCAGATGATTATCAATTTTTTACATTTGATTTAGTTCCTAGACCAAGTGTAGCAGCTGCTAGACCAACAATAGTAGAAGCTGAACAGATAGAAGCTGTTAATACTTTAACTGAAGGACAGATAGCTGAAATAGTAAACAATTATAGAAATATAGAAAATAAAATTAAAGAAACTGTAAAAAAAGAAAATAGCTTTAAGTATATTAGTGAAGGTGAAGAAAAATCTATATCTACTAATATAATTAGTAAGCTTATAGAAGATAGTAAGAATTTATAATCAATATATAGTCACCAGAACCTTCCTAGACGTATTTTTATTAAAAGAATGATATATTTTATATCATTCTTTTTAATTTTGTATTAAAATTAAGCATTTTTTACACTTTCATTATATACATAATTAGAAGATAGAATATAGAATGTATATTCTATTTATTATTTTAATAAGGAGGAAATTTCAATGATAGTTGATAAAATTGCTTTGAAAGAAGGCGAAGCTTTAGTAAAGAAACATGAGAGAATGATTTCTGCTGTAGATAAAGCCTTAAAAGAGTCAGCTGCTTTCGGTAACGGTTTAGATAATGAAAGAAAAGTTTCTCTAGCTGTAATGTTAGATAACGTTTCTAGATGCTTTGATGCTAACGCACCTAAAGTATTAACAGAAGCTGGTACACAAGTAGTTGATATTGCTAAAAAGAATGAATACTTAAATTTAGTTGCTGCTGTAATGCCTACTTTAGTAGCTGAAGATGTTGTTTCAGTACAACCTTTAAAACAAAAAGCAGGTGTTGTATATTACATGAAACATGTATATGACAGCAATAGAGGTCAAATTTCTGTAGGAGATAATATTAGTAATTTCGTTCAAGTAGGACCAGATGCTGATAAAATCCCTAATGCCTTCAATTATTCTAAAGAAGATATTGAAGATGAAGAAGTTGTAGTAGCTGATAGTAAATTTACAGTATCATGGTTACCAATAGTACCTGGTTCTATCGCATTTTTAGATAGTTCAGCAACAAAAATAACTGATGATGGTGCTGGAAACTTATCTGATGGTGGTACAGTAGATTATGCTACAGGTTTAGTTACTCTTGGAAGTGGAACAACTATAAATACTGAAAACTTAGTAAGTTATTCACAAGATTTATCAATAGCTCCAGTAAATGCTCCAGCTATTAGAACAATCATCGCTGATGTAACAATTACAGCTAGACCACGTAAATTGAAAACTGGTTTCTCTATGGATGCAGCTTTTGATTTAAGTGCTACACAAAATATTGATTTACAAACATTGTTACAAGCTACAGCAACTGATGAAATCAGAGCTGAAATTGATGGAGAAATTTTAAATGACTTAGGAAATAGTGGAACAAGCATGAGCGTAAGCTTCAATTTACCAGTACCTTTTGGTATTAATAAACATGACCACTATGAGTCATTCTATCAAGTTCTAGTTGCAGGTGCTAATAAAGTTTACCAAAAAACTAGAAGAATTACACCTAACATTGTTATTGTTGGTGAATTAGCTGCTAACATAATTGAAACAATGGATAAATTTGTTGCAGCTCCAAGCTTAAATACAGCTGGACCTCATATTATGGGTACATTAAACAAGAGATTTATGATTGTTAAAAACCCATATTATGCATCTAATAAATTTACTATCGTATATAGAGGAGATGTAACATTAGATACAGGTTATGTATATGCTCCATATATGCCTATTACAGCTACTCAATTCATACTTGATAGTTCATTCTATGGACATCAACGGATATGCAACTAGTTATCGGAAAGAAATTAGTTGCTCCAGAGTTCTTCTGTAATGGATTGATAACTGAAGTAAATCAATAAATCTAATGTTTATTAAGGACTGATTTTAATCAGTCCTTTTTATTTACATTTTAAAAAAATATGATATAATTATATAAAGGAGATTTTAACTATGGAGAGAGTAGAAATAAATAAAGACTTATTATATAAATACTATATTAAAGAAAATAAAACTAGAGAAGAGACTGCTAGAATATTTAATATAACCTCTAATCAAGCTAAATATTTGATTAAAAAATATGGTATAATCAAAGATAGAAATTTATTTAGTAAAAATATAAGTAAATCTCAATTAAATAAAACGCTATCAATTAAAATTAAAAATAAAATATCTAAATCTAAAAAGGGTTCTATAGCTTGGAATAAAGGTCTTACTAAAGAAACTGATAGTAGGGTTGCACAATATGCAAATAAGAATAAAGGTAAAACCAGAACTAAAGAACAAAAAGAATTAATTTCTATCAGAACAAAAGATGGTATGAATAATGATAGAGTAAAGCAAGCTATATCAAATGCGAATAAGAAAAGAATTTATACTAAAGAACAAAGATTAAAAAAATCTATAATCTCAAGAAAGTTATGGTCAAATCCAGATTATGCTAGAAAATGTACTAATCCTAAATTTGGTAATAAACCAATATATAATAATATAAAATATATGAGTGATACTGAAATGTTATTTGCTAAAAAATTAGACGAATTAAACATATTTTATAATTATCAATGTGGCCCATTTAAATATCTATCCTCTAAAGATAACAAATATCATAATTATTATCCAGATTTTTATTTACCTAAATATGATTTATATTTAGAAGTAAAATATTCAAAAAATCATTTACATGATAATATTATTAGGGTAAATGATAAACTTAATGGAATGAAAGCTCTAAGATTAAATTGCATATTATTAGATAGAAGGGATTTAATAAATTTAGAAAAATATATTAAATAGTAAATTGTGACTATAGGATAATGGTAGTCTAAGGTGCTTCCGACCCCTTGGTGAGAGTTCGATTCTCTCTAGTCACTCCAAAGTACTGATTAAAATCAGTCCTTTTTATTTACATTTTTAAAAAAAAAATATGTGATATAATTATATTATAAAGATATTAATTATATTTTAGAGGTATTAAGTATGAGAAAAATAGAAGTAAATAAAGATTTATTATATAAGTATTATGTAGAAGAAAATCATAATTTACAAGAGGTAGCAGATTTAATGAAAGTATCTTATAGAACTATACAAAGAGCCGTAAAACAATATAATTTTAATAAAGATAGTAAACAAATACAAAAACAAAGAAAAGAAGCTTTATTAGAAAAATATGGAGTAGAAAATACTTATCAATTAGATAATTCTATAGAAAAATCTAAACAAACTAAATTAGAACGATATAGTGATGAGAACTATAATAATAGTAATTTACAAAAACAGACTATGATTGATAAATATGGAGTTAAATGTGGTTATAATACTAAAACTACTAAAATAACTGTTATGAAAAAATATGGTGTTTTACATCCTATGAAACTTGATGAAGTAAAAGAAAAATTATCTAGAACTAATATGGAAAAATATGGAGTTCCATATTTTTGTATGACAGATAAATGTAAAAATGCAAATGGACATACTATTTCTAAAATAAATAAAAATATAGCAGAATTATTTCAATTAAATAATATTAAAACTGAATTTGAATTTAAGCTAAATAATAAATTATATGATTTGCATATATTAAATACTAATATATTGATAGAAATAAATCCAACTTATACACATAATAGTACAACTTCATGCTGGTTTAATAATTATAGTAAACCTGCTTTATCTAATAATTATCATATAGAAAAAACTAAATTAGCATTAGATAATGGATATAGATGTATACATATATGGGATTGGGATGACCTAGATAAAATAATTGGAATTTTAAAACCAAAAGAAAGTATATATGCTAGAAACTGTAGTGTAAAAGAGGTTCAATTAGAAGAATGTAATGATTTTTTAAATAAGTATCATTTACAAAATACTTGTAAAGGTCAAGATATTAGATTAGGTTTATATTATAATAATGAATTAATTGAAATTATGACATTTGGTAAACCTCGATATAATAAAAGATATGATTATGAACTATTAAGATTATGTACTAAATCTAGCTATAAAATAATAGGTGGGGCTAGTAAATTATTTAAACATTTTATTAAAAATTATCAGCCTAAATCTATTATATCATATTGTGATAACAGTAAATTTAGTGGAGAAATATATAAAAATTTAGGTTTTGAATTGAAAGATTTTGGAGGACCTAGTAAACATTGGTTTAATGGAGAAAGACATATAACTGATAATTTATTAAGACAAAGAGGATTTGACCAATTATTCAATATGAATTATGGTAAAGGTACTTCTAATGAAGAATTAATGAAAGAATATGGATTTGTTGAAATATATGATAGTGGTCAATCAACTTATATTTGGAAAAATATATAATTTATTATTTTAAGAACTGATAGTAATATCGGTTCTTTTTATTTTGTTGTATTTTTATATATTTTAATAGGAGTTAAGTCCTATTGATAAATAAGGAGGAATTTTAGATGGAAAATTTATACAATGCTGTTCTTTCATTTAAAGGTGACGGTAATTTTACATTTTCTCTTCCTAGTTATGGTGAATTAACTATATATGCAGGTAGAGACATTTATGTGAAAGGTCTATCTGTTTCAGGAGTAGAAGCACTTAGACAATTAAAACCTTTATTATTAGAACATAAACTTAATGGAAAACCTGATGGATGTTTTAGAGTAATAGACTTAACAACTTTAAATAATACTCCATCAAAGGTTTTAAATAGACCATTGGCTAATCCTATTCAAGAAATTAAATCAGTTGCTGATTTAAAAGCTGAAATGATTAAATCTAATGGACCTATAGTTGATGATAAAGAAGATGCTACAGATAATGATACAACTGAAGATGATACTACAGATAATGATACAACTGAAGAAGATACAACTGAAGATGATGCTATTAAAATTACAGCTAAAAAATCATCTAAGGCTATTAGAAGAGGAGCATCTAAAAAGACAGTTAAAAAACAACCTAAAAAATCTAAATAGGAGGTAATTATGACTGAAGCAGATGTTTTAAAATATGTAAAAACTCAGCTGGGTGTTACTTGGGTAGATGTAGAAGTTGAAAAGAAAGATATTCAACAATTAATTACTATGGCGCTAGATAAATTAGCTCCTTACTATGAAGGTAAGAGATTTGTACAAGCATCTGGTAAAGTTATAGATTTATCAAATCACCACCCTTTAGCAATAGAGAAAGTTTATAATACTTCTAATAATGAATTAATGTCAGTTCAAGAATATGCTTTTGGAGGTACAGGAGTAATACTATTTAGCACTGATATGTTACAAAGAATATTATCTTATACTTCTTATAAAATGCTTTGGGATGAATTAAAATATCAAACTGGAATGAATTATAAACTTATAGGTGATACACTTTATTTAGATGATTATAATGAAAGTGTGCTTATAGAAATGTTAGTAAGACCTACTGTAATTTCAGATGTAGAAGACACTTCTATGTATTATTCTTGGGTTAAGGAATATGTTTTAGCTTTAACTAAAGAAATGCTAGGAAGAATAAGAGGTAAATTTAGTGTAGATGGAAGTCCATATACTTTAGACTCTGCTCAACTATTATCTGAGGCAGCAGCTGAGAAATCTAACTTAGAGTCTCAGCTTATGGGAGAAATATTTGTATTATAAAAATTATAAAAGGAGGTTTCTATGAAAAGAGAGAGTTTAAACATTATTAGCTCATTAAATGAGTCTATATTAAATGAAAAAATCAATAAAGATAATATTGAAATTAATAAAGCTATTGCTAATCCTAATTTAGGAAAAAATAAAGATAAAATTAAAGCTGCTGGCTATGATGTTGATGAATATGATGGTAAAGTTCATTCAATTAAAAATAGTAAAACTGGAAAAAGAGTTAATCCATCTTATTATAATAAAGATGAAAAAGGAAAAGTTGATTTTAAAGGAAAATTAGACTCAGAAAGACCTTATAATGGTAAAGTTAATGTTTATAAATCATATGCTGGAAAAGGTAAAGAAATTCCTAGTAGAGCTATTGTAGGTAAAACTAAAGATGGAAATGCTATTGCGAGCTCAGAAGAATTTGATAGTTATTCAGCTCATAGATTTATGGCAGACAACAAGCCAAATTATAAATCTATTTCTAAAAATGTTAATGATTATAAAGACGCTGTTAAAAATAGAGATGAAAAAGCTAGATTGGCACAACGTAATAGAGATAGTTTATCTTATTATGAAGATAAAGTTAAACAAGCTCAAGATGATTTAGACAGAGAAAAGAAATATATTGATAAATACGATAAAGAGTCAAAAGACTCTGAAGAGGAAAGAAAAGAAATCTTAGCTAGAGCAAGAGCTAAAAGAAACGAGTCTGAAGAAATGTTAAAAGAAGAAGATAGACCTGATATTGATGTGATGTTATCTGACATATATGATAGCTATAAAGCTCAATATATGGAAGAAAATTTCTGGATAGACTTAGGAAATTTTATTGATGATTATGATAGAGTTCTTGAATGGTGGAAATCATTGAATGAAGGATGTACTAATAAGATAGAAGAGTCTGAAACAACTACTAGACAAGATTTAATTAAAATTCAAGAAAAAGGTTCAGGACTATATGACTATGTAGCAAATAATTATTATAAAATGACATCTGGTGAGTTAAAAGAATTAGCATTAAATGCAATTTATGTAGCAAATGCAGATGCAGAAATTATACAAGAGTATTTAGATAGAAATGAAGAATAAAACCTAAAGGAGGTTATTATGTCTACTAAAAAACCTAGAGGAAGTTTATATCCTTCTTTTAGAGAGATAGATATGTATAGGAAAAATTTTGTAGAAGGTGCTAATTTACAGGGTCGTTCAGGTTATTTATATGAAGTAGATACAGAAAACCAAATTAATACTGATGAGTATTATACTTGGAAATCTCCTGTAGAAGTTTCATACTATCTAGTTGAAAATCCAAGAAAAAGTGTTTTATTAAAATATGGATGGTATACTGAAGACCCTGACAGTAAACCTATTTTATGTTATTTAACTTTTAAAGATAGTAAAGGAAATCCAATCAATCCATCTGAAGGTGCAATGTTAGAAGTATCTGTTAGATTAAATCCACATGATGGCGAGTCTTTTGAAACTAATAAATTTGATATAGTTAAAGTATCAACAGATTATGACTTAGCAATGTTTATATGTAATTTAGCTCCTCATAGAAAACATTTAGAGCCAATTAATCCTGTTCCAACACCAAATGACCCAACAAATGAGAATAGATACTTTAATAGAAAACTTATAGGAGTAGATGATTTAATCGGTGAAATTGATTGATTGTAAAGATTTTGATAAAAGCGCAGGTACTATACGAAATATATACATTAGTATATGTGACACTTATTTATCAAAATTGGATAAGCATCAATCATTGGGTTTAAAGCAGATACAAGATAAATTTAATTTATCTTTAGACGATATAAGAAATATAATTAGGACTTTAGAATTAAGTGAGGATGGATTTCTCAATACACCAGAAAATAATATAAATTCTATGCTTTTAAGATATTTAGAATATGGAGGTCAAGATATACGACCTGTACATTTACTATCACTATCTAAGAAAAGGTTATATAAGATTTTAAAATGAAAGGAGATAGAGCTAATGTTTTCATCGTTTAGTAAATATGGTGAAGCTTTAAAAGAATTATTGAAACAGTGCTTTAATGGTGATGTTATTATGGAACCAACTGATACAGCATTTCAATATGCTGTAAAACAAACAAAAAATAAAATAAAATTTCCATTTATTAGTTTCTATCCAGCAAATACAATATATTTAGATAATAAGAATAGTGGTATGCCAGCATATCATTATGGATTAGATTATCAAAATCCTCTACCAGTTTATAATGAAGATGGTAGTTTAAAAGGAGTAAATAAAAGATTGGCGAAAAATGCTGAATTTCTATATATATTAATGAGTTATCAAATTGATGTTTGGGCTTTATCTAGATTAGAAGCAGAACAAGTTTTACAAGAATTAATATTTTGGCTTTATCAAAATCAACAAGTAGAGGTAGAGTATAATAATCAAAAATTAGCATTTAGCTTTGAAATAGATGATAATGTTATAGATAATTCAGATTTAGCTTCTTATATGAGTAACGGTAAAATGTATCGTTACACTTGTGGAATAGAGTTACAAGGAACTATTATGAGAAGTGAAAACTATTTCACAGTAATTAAACCAAATGTTAAAATTGAAGAATTAAAATAAGGAGGTAATAAATTATGTCTTTACCAAAAGTAAACGTAAATGTTGGAGAAGAGACATTACTAGCTTCAAACACATTAATTCCATTTGTTCCAGCAGTTATATTAAAAACTAAATCTGGACCAATTGGAACTATAGAAACTATTACTAGTGAGTCTCAATTTAAAGCAATATTTGGAGAGTCTGATTACACAGTTCCATCTGCATATGCATTACAACTATATCTAAGAACTTATTCTTATGTTATGGTTACAAGAATTGCAAATGAGAGCGCTGCTAAAATAGGTCAAGGTAAATTATCATTTACACATAATGAAGATGAAATTGATTTAATAACAGCTAAAACTAATTATAAGACAGACTTATTTAATGGAAAAGAGATTAAATTAGTTTATGATGGAACAGCTCATAAACTATGGTTAGATGTTTCATCTATAACAGGAAAATCTACCATTTCATTAAAAGAAGATTTCATGGCAGATACTGCTAAAGCTCCTGAATTAGAGGCAGCTTTAAATAAATTAATAAATTCTGTAAATATATCTAATTTAGGAATTACATTAACTAATGAATTTGTTGAAAAAGTCGCATCTGATGCAGTTCCAACTCTAAGTGAATTTACTGACGGATTTAGTTTCTATATTACACAAGGTGATAGTGGAAATGGTACAGCTGTAGATAATGCAACTGTAGAACAATTCATAGATAAATATGATTTACCTAATGCTAATATAGATGTATTTGTAATTCCAGAATATACAAATCATGAGATTGTAAACTATGCTACTGAATTAGCATTAAAGAATAACTTTATAGTAGTCACTTCTTTACCTGTAGACTCTATTCAAGAAGCAATTCAAGGAGTTACAAATTATACTAAGTCTAATAGAGGTAGTTTAGCTGTATATTTTCCAGATGTTTATTATAATGATTTCTATGATGATAATGGAAATCTACAAAGAATACCAGCTAGTATGGCAGTATTAACTACTTATGCTAAAACTGATGTTCAAACTAAATGGGGAGCTCCTGCAGGTGTAACTAGAGGAACTTTATCTTTAGTAAATCATTTAGCTGTAAATCTAACAGATGATGATATATCTGTTTTATATGATAATTCTACTCCTATAAACTGTATAAATGATATATCAGGAAAAGGATTTGTAGTATGGGGAAATAAAACTACAGACTCTGATTCAGCATTCTTTGATAGAATAAACGTTTCTAAATTAATAAAATATGTAACTAAAGAAGTTTATAAAATTTCTTGGGATTATTTATTTGAACCTATCTCTCCATATACATTTAATGATTGGACAATGAGAGTAGAAGCAATGTTAAATTCTATTAAAACAGGATTTGGATTAGTAGATTTCCAAGTTATAATGGATGATACTATTAATACTGATGCTACAATTGCAAATAATCAATTGAATGGTATAGTAAGATTAAAACCACAAGAAGTTGCTGAATATATTGATATAGATTTAACAATAACAGACGTTATAGAAGTTAGCGTTGAAGAATAATAAGAAGGAGGTATTTTATTATGTCACAAGAAGAAGCTTTGGATACTGAGTTAACAGCCACACGATTTAATCATAAAGAATTTCAATTACAAAGAAAAAATCACTTTGAAGTTCAATTTAATAGTGGAACAGGTTTAGACTCAGATTTTAAATTTATGGTTGTTTCTTTCCCATTACCAAAAGAAACAACAGAGTCATCAGATATCAATTACTTTAATACAACGGTAAAGGTAGCTGGTAAGACTACTTTCGATAATACCACTATGGTAATCAGAGACGCTATAGACTATGACTCTGAAACTAAGTTCTTGGAGTGGAGAAAGAAAGTTTATGACCCTAAAACTGGTAAAATGGGTGTTGCTGAAGACTATAAGTATGACGCTGTAGTTACAGAATGGACACCTAATAAAACTGGTACAGGTAGAAAATGGAAATTAGTTGGATGCTGGCCATCAGGAATAGATTATGGAGAAATGAGTTATGATGATGGTGGAGAAAAACAAATTTCAATTACAATTTGTTATGACTTTGCATATAGATTGTAATATGTTTTTAACATATACTATCCTTGAGCCTCAGGTTAATCCTAGAGGCTCTTTTATATTTTAGATGATAAATTATATTTCTAGGATTTAAATTTATAAATACAAGTATTCTAGTCATACAATAAAGATTAATTGTTTGTGACTATAAGTTATATATTATATTAGATTAGAATTTATAGCAAATTATAATAGTATTTTTAAAAATAATTTTAGGAGGAATTTAAAATGGAAAGTTTTGAGAAATCATTCAAGCTTCCTAGTAACGGTTTATTAGGAGGTCCAAAAGAAGTTACACTTAGAGCAATGACAACCAAAGAAGAGAAAATTATATTAACTACTAGAGATATGTCTGTATTTGATAGACTTATTAAATCTTGTTGTGTAGAACCTAAAGATTTAGATACAGGATTATTACATGAAAATGATATTATGTTTTTAGTTTTTGCACTTAGAAGTATCACGTTTGGAGATACATATCATCAAACAATTACTTGTCCTGAATGTGGATTTAAACAAGAAATAGAAGTTAATATCTCTGAAATGGAAACTGAAATATTAGATGTGGAAGGGATTGAAGATAGGTTATCTTGTACTCTACCAGTAAATGGAGATATTCTACAATTAAAATTGTTATCTTCTGGAGATATTAAGAGAATAGATAAAAAAGTTAAAATGAGAACATCTAAAGGTAAAGTTCAAGACCCAGACTCATATAATTTCACACTAAAACTTATGGAAACTATAGTAAATAAAAATGGAGAGGATTTTGAGGATGAAGAAGCTAAAAGACATTATGTGGATACTCTTAATATGAGAGATTTAATTACTATACAAAATACTCTTTCTAGTATAGAATTTGGGCTTGATAACACTATATATAGAACATGCAGTAGATGTCATGAAGACATAGAAGTGGCAGGTGTTATTTGTCCAGAATTTTTTCGTCCTACTAAATAGTAATAGAATTTTAAAAGAAACACCTGAAAAATTTGAAGAATTTATTGGAATGGCTCTAGAAATGTATAATAATACTATGGAAGAGCAGCTTTTTCTTCAAGACCAACGGTGTTTCTTTTGCTTATACTGATACTTTAGATTTTCAATCTAGAAGAGATTTAATAAATACAATGCTTCAATGGAGAGAAGACCATCCTCGTCCAACTTTATTTTAAATAGAAAGGAGGAACTTAAATGGCAACTAATGGAAAAAATGGTGGAAATAATATGACACCTAATATGGATTTTTCTGATAATTCTAGTAGTCAGCAACAAAAAGGTATTTTTGGTTATTTAGAGAATAGAAGTACTAAAAATAGTTTTGCTAAAGACTATTGGAAAGAAGGTTCAGGTTATTTAGACTCAGCTCTTAAAGATTTAAAAGAAATGCAGAAACTGTATAAAGAGCTTGAGAAATCTCAAGATAAAATGAACACCTCTCAGGAAAATCAGTTTAAATCTCAAAAAAGAGCTTTAGAATTACAAATAGCTACTTTAGAAGAAATTAAACAAACTCAAGATGTCAACGATAGAGATGCTATAAGGTCTATAACTGACTCTAATAAACTTAGAAATAAAGGTCTATTAGATTATCAAAAACTATTAGATAATATTGCAAAAAGACAAGAAACGTTGAAAAAAGGTGATAAAGAATTAGCTTCACAACTTAGAGAAGATGCAGATTATATAAATGAACTTTATGCCTCTATGAATAAAGAGATACAACAACAAAATCTTAATATCGAAACTACTGGAGAGAAATTAAAAAATACGACAGGCAGTTTTAGTAAAGCTATGTCAGAGACTTTAAAATCAGCGTCTGATGAATTAACTAGCTTATTAAATATGTTTAATCTAGATAAATTAGCTAATAGTGGCTTGAATAAATTTTTAACTGATAAAATAGCTATACAGAATGATATGATGAAGCAATTTGGCTTTGAGACTAAATCTCAATATTTAGATTTTAAAAATGGACTAGATAATAGTTTAGCTAGTATGAATAGAGATATGGGTAATATTTTTAGTGGTAAAGACTTAAATCAATATATGCAAAATCTATCTAACATGGGAATTACTAATACTAAAATGGCTCAAGACCAAATGAGAGCTTCAATAATGGGTTCTAAATATCTAGGTGTATCCGCTGAAACACAAACAGAGATGTTTAAATGGATGAAAAGAACTAATGACTATGATATGCTAGATGAACATAATAAAACTATTACTGGTTTATTAAAGTCTCAATTAGGTGTATCTAAAGAACAATTAGATGCTTTATCTGAAATAGCATATGGAGGAATGGAAGATAAATCAGCTTTAGGAATGAGCACTGATGCAATACAAGCTCAAGCAGAAGCATCTACTGTAATGGGTGCAGTATTGTCTAATATGTATGATGAAAATACTGCAAAGTCTGTACAAAATGCTTTAAATGATTTTATATTAAATCCAGGAGATACAAAGTGGATTAGTACTTTTGGTAGTCAGTATCAAAGTTTATATAATGCATTATTTAGTTCAGAAACTAAAGAAGGTCAATTAAATGCAATGTATAAATTCTTAGATGGTATACAAAGTTCAGGTGTTTTAAATGTTACCACAGGAGGTCAAGGATTACTTACTGCTATTGGAAATAAAAAGACCAATGAACTCACTGGATTAGATAATACAGTTATATCAGCTTTACAAAATTTTGATAATTCTAAATACTTAGAATTACAACAAGATGCTTTGGATGGTATATTAAAATCTAATGTTGATGAATTTGTACAAGAAACTACCGAAGTTACTTGGTTAGAAAAGATTTATAACAAGATAGACCAATGGATTACTGCTTGGGATAGTGCTAATTTAACATCATTAGCTAATACAGTATTTACATTATGGGCTGGTTCTAAAATATTTGATGTGTACTCAAATATATCTCAATTAGGATTAATTAAAAGTTTATCGAAATCTAGTGCTGTTTCTACTAGTGCACTTAGTTCAGGTGGAGGTTTAATAGCAGCGGCTGGTGGAGGTGTTCTTTTATCTGCTGCAGCTATATCAGCATTATCTTCTGTTGCAGACACTTGGGTAAATAAGGCTTCTGGAGTAACTGAAGATGATTTACAAAATGCTCTTAATAGTACTTCAGGGACTAGTTTTGAAGGTGATAAGACTCATGCGAGTGTTGTTGCTCAATCTAGAAAAGCAACTAATGCAAGTGGAATTAAAAGTTGGTTAGGAACTGCTGCGAATGTTGGTTCTGCATGGGTAAATAACTTAAATAAAGATGACCCATATTTGTATAATAAAGAATATTGGGAAAATTTTGAGAGGTCAAGACTTGGAATGTTTGATGAAGATACTTGGGTCTCTTTAAGATATTTATATACATTAATAATGGACAAAGTTGGAACACCTTTAGTTGCAAGAGATTTATTTGGATTAGATAGAAACGCTTTAAAGAAATATATTAAATATACTCCTTTAGTAGAGTCTAAATTTAAGAGAGCTTTTAATTTATTACATAATATGACTGACTCTCTTAATTTTATAGGAATGCCTATAGACTATAATGGAAGAGATTTTGATGGAAATCTTTCATTAGATGGTTATCATAAAGCTGGTTTGGATAGAGTTCCTAAAGAAAATTATAAAGCTTTATTACATAAAGATGAGATGGTTCTTAGTAAAGAAGAGGCTAATGCTCTTAGAAAAGGTTTTGGATTTGGAGGTTATGATGCTATATCTTGGCCAATTTCATCAAAATATGGTTCAATGAGTAAAATAAGAAGTGGTTACCATACAGGAACCGACTTTGCTGCAGCTTCTGGAACTCCTGTTGGTGCAGCTATAGGTGGAGAAATTCTTCAAAAATCATGGGGTGGAGCATGGGGTAATCACATTATCATTAAAGGTGACAATGGATTATACTATTTATATGCACATCTTTCTAATAAAGCAGTTAGTAGTGGAAGAGTTGAAACTGGACAAACTATTGGTTATGTTGGTTCTACAGGAAATAGTACTGGACCACACTTACATTTTGAAGTTCAACAGTCTAGTAATTGGGCAAGAGGAAACGAATTAGACCCAGCTCCTTATGTAACATCGGGATTATTAGGTGATAGTTCAGCAATTACTCCTAAAGTAAGTCTATCAAGTCTTAATTCTTCAAATTCATCAAAACAATCATCTTCTGATGGAACAACAAGTAGTACTAGAACTTCTAAAGCTATACCAGTATCTACAGGAAGATTTTTACCTTCTTCTATCTCTAATAGAAGTGGAGTTGGTGGCGATGGATTAAATATTGGTGGAGCTGATAAAGTTGTAAATTCTGTAGATGGAGGATTTGCTAAATTATTAAATTATTTAGACGGAATTAGAAGTGAACAAGACGCTCAAAGAGAATTATTAAATACATTTACTAGACTAGGACAGGAAGGTAATATATAAGAAAGGAGTAAAATATGAACGTTGAAGGTAATCGTGGAGAATTTTTATGCTATATTAGAAATAATAATACTGGGACTATAATTTATTTTCCAGTTACTCCTACTGGAGTGTCAGAGTCTATATCAGCCAACTTTACTACTCAAGATATTATAGGAGCTTCTAGACCTAGAATAGTATATGCTAGCACAGGAGCTAAACAAATGACTTTATCTTTACAAAATCTAACACAAGATTACGTGGCTGCAGGATTTACAGATTTATTGCAATATATTAGAGCATTACAAGCATTAGCTTATCCTATATACTCTGAAGGTCAAATAGTTAAAGCTCCTGATTTAACATTAGTACTAGGTGATAGAAGCATGTCATGTGTTTGTACTAGCGTATCAGTATCTTGGCGGAGAATTAGTTAGAAATCAGAGATTTAAAAGTGCTAATGTTGATTTAGTTTTATTGATGACTAGAGCTGATATTCCAGGAGCTACTACAATAGAAGCTAATGGATAGATGATTAATTTATTAATTATGATATAAAAGTGTCCCAGAATTTACTCTGGGACTACTAGAATATAAATGGAAAGGAGATATTAAATGGCTGTACAAGGTGCAATTCAATTAGATGTTGTTATTGATGGAAAATCATATTCTATAGATAGAAAGAACTTATCTTCTTTACAAGTAACTAGAAATTTAGGAGATGCTGCTAATAAATTTACTTTAGAGGTGTTTGATGAAACAGCATATCAAATAGAAAGTGCTTTAGCTGGTAGAGGACAACCTAATATTACAGTTAAATACGCCGCAGCTAATAATTGGAGTAATAACCAATATGCTTCTATAGTATTTACTGGAGTATGTATAGATTATCAAATTTCATTTGTAGGTAGAGCAACTATGTTATCTTTAGAAGGTATACTTTCAGCAGCAGGAACAGGAGAAGGCTCAGTTGACTGGTGGTTTAAAAAGGCTACTATAAATTGGTGTAATGCTGATTTAGAATACGACGCCATTACTGGTCAAGAAACAGAAATAGATGGTCATTCTATAGAAGATGCAAAAACTAAAGCTTTAGACCCTAATGGTACTGCAGCTAATTACAATGACCCTAAAGATATAGTATGTGCTTATCAAGACGAGCGAGTTATTTTAACAAAGGACCCAGAAACTGGAGAAACTATAGAAAATACTACTACTGATGTATATGTAAATCCGTCTAGAATTTTTAGACGTATTATGGCAGCGTATAACCAAGTTTATGGAGATAACTGTTTCCCAGTAGCAGAAATAGAAGAGTGCAGATGGGTTAAAGGAATAGATACTATACAGCAAGACGAAACTGCTGCAGAATACATAACTAGAGTTTTATGCAAAAATGCAGTAACTTATACTAATAATGGAAGTAGTGAATTAAAAGACCAAGTAGCAGGATTTCAATATTTTGTAGATGCAAAAGGTCATCATTTTAGAAGATTAAATTATTTAGACTCTAACTCTACAAATACTATATCGTTACATTTTGGGTCTAAAGACTCTAAAGTAATATCTTTTACTGCGGCTAATGTTGGAGCTTTAGCTATGGCAGGATTTGGTACGAATGACTATGGTAAAATTTTAGCTTCTAGCTCTACTATGGATAAACTTTATGGTGAAACCATTACAGTAGGAGGAGAAAATTTAGCTAATTTTGGAGGTGGAGGAACTTTAGATTTAAGAGGAATGACAAATACATCTTCTAATTATTTTGCTGATATGTTAAATACTACAACACTAGATAGAACAAGTATTACTTCAAGTTCTTCTTCTGAAAGTTTATCAGCTGAATACTCAGATGCTTATTTAAAGTTAGAAAATCTTCCATTTGAAGCACAATTAACCGTATGGCGGAGACTATTCAAATCATATAAAACCAGGAAATTTTATAAAGTTATTAACTTATGATACTACAGGGCATTCTCATTATACAACAGGAACTTATTATATTACAGAGGTGGTAGATGATGTTTCTTCTGAGGGATTTATTCAAACAGTTACTATGATTAAAAATATATCAGCTTATACTTCTGGTTCAGTAAATGGAGATGATAGTACTGGTATGAATAAAGAAAGTGATACTGGAGAAAATGTGGGAACTAATAATTATACTATTCCACAACTTACTAAAGAAGATTTAGCTAAAACTCCAACTAGAATGATAGATATATTTAGACAAAAAGCAGACGCTAATAATTCAAATAATAGTTCGATGGGAGGTAGATAGACTGTGTTTGATTTTAATATAACTAAAGCTAGTACTACTAGACTTAATAAATCTTTGAAAGAAAATAAAGAAAAACTAACTACTAGAACAGAACTAAATGCAGTTTACACCGGTATAGTAGAAGATACTAATGACCCTAGAGGTTTAGGTAGAATAAAAGTTAGAATACCGGCATTACATGGTACAGCAACTAATCAATCTTTCTATATGCCTACTAAGCAAATACCTTGGGCGTCTCCAGCATTATTAAACGGTGGAAGTAACGATATGGGTCAATATATAATACCTATTAAAGGTTCTCAAGTAATGGTAACTTTTGAGTTAAATTCATTTAATAAACCAGTTTATATGGGTTCAGTCCCTACTAATACTAGTGGTAAAACTAAAAGTTATAATGATAATGACGCGATTTATAAAGGTAAATCTGTGGATATAAAAACTAATGATAGAATTACAGATTTAAGTAAAAGTTCTTCTACATCTACTAAAGCTAATAAAAAGAAAACTCACAAACAAAAAATGACTACAGGTAAAACAGTTTTATATAAGAGTTTAAAAGGTGCTACTGTTATGATAGATGATGAAGATGGTTCAGAGAATATTATTTTTATGGATGCTAATGGACAAATGCTTCAACTAGGTAATAATTCAGGAAATACGTTGCCTAGAAGAGGAAGTAGGACTAAACCAAGTAGTAGTGCTAAAACTTATATTTCTTTGAAAAATGGCCAAGGAGATGCTATAACAGTTACTAAAGGTAGAGTAAATATTAAAACTGGTGGAAATGAAGAAGTAGATTTGTCTAAAGGAAAAGTGAAAATTACTACTTCTTCAGATGATTATCTTCAAATGGAAGATGGAGATATTATATTAACTAATTCAGGAGGAGATAGAGTTACTTTAAAAGAAGGTAAAATCAGTGTTGAAACTGAAACTGGAGATATCATAAATTTAGAGGACGGTAAAGCTTCTATTACTACCTCAGCTGGAGAAACTATTTCTATGGAAGAAGGTAAGGTAAATATTACTTCAAAAACTAATAGTATTTCTATGGATGGTACTAAAATTGAAATAAATAATGGTACAGGTAGTATGTCATTAGATGGTAATAAAGCTTCTATATCTAATGGAACTAGCTCAGTAAATCTTAATGGAGGTAATACAGTAATTTCTAGTGGTTCAGGTACAATGACTTTTACTGGAAGTGCAGCATTTATAGGTGCTGCAAGATTATGGGATGACTCATATCATCCAGGAGTTTAATGTAATAAAATAATATATTATAATAGAAAGGAGATAAATTATGGCTAATGTACAAGATACTTGGTATGATAAAAGTTTAGTTCAAGAAACACTAAATCCTAAAGTTACAGTAATACGTAGTAGATATGATAATAAAGAACAACTATTACTTAAAAATAGTGATTTAGTTATTAGAAATATGAGACGTAATGATTTATTTCCAGGTAGAGACTCTGAAGATACTCAGCATAAAGTTGAAGGTCATGAAGCTTATAGACCTGACTTAATAGCTTATAACGTTTATGGTGACCCTAGACTTGCATGGGTTATTCTTTCTGCAAATGATTTGAGCGATATATTTGATTTAGAAGCAGGAATGATTATCACTATTCCATCTTCAATATCTTTATTTAAGAGTGGAGGTGTTATGAATAAATGAGTGTAAAAATCTATGGACTAAATGGAATAAGTTTAGACTTATTGACTAATCTAGGTAAAGTTAGAACTAAGTCATCTACAGAAAAGTTTAGAGAAGACTTGAGAGCTTTATTAGAAACACAGAAAGGAACTCTTATAGGAGACCCAGCTTTTGGCAGTGATTTATATCGTTTATTATTTGAACCTGCAAATTCAGCTACTGCAGCTGCAATAAGACAAGAAGTAGCTAATACAATAGAAAAATATTATAACAATATTGTTATTAATCAAATAGATGTAACTTATAAAGTTAATACAATACAAATACTAATTTATTATTCAGTATTAAACACTAATATAGGTGATACTATAATGTTAGAATTTATTAGAGGTACTGTTACCTAGAAAGGAGATATTTAATGAGCAGTAATTTAACACCTCAAGATTTAACTAGTTCTTTATCAGTATTAAATTATTTATTAAAGTATGCGACTACTAATAATAATGTTCAAATGAGAGAAAAAGTAGAAGAATTATTAGCGCAATATAATGAAGTAATAGAAGAACCAGACCCATCAGATAAAACTATATTACCATATAATAGGCGTGATGCTTATTCTATATTAGAGTATTTAAAATTACAGGCAGAACAACTATCTGAAGGAAGATGGACAGATTTTAGTGATGGAGATATAGGAACCATTCTATTAAGAATGCTAGCTTATTTAGCTGATATGAATAATTATCAAATAGATAAAGTTGTTTCTGAATTATATCTTAGTACTGTTACTGAAAGAGCATCAGCTATAGCTTTAGCTAGTTTAATTGGATATGAACCAAGACACTTTGAGTCTGCTTATGCAACTGTTACTATGACTAACAGAGATGAAGACTATACTGTACCTGATGGTACAATAGTTCCTGCATATTCTTCATTTACAAATTCAGGAAATGAAATAAGATTTTGTAGTTTAGAGGATGCAGTATTTTATAACAATAAATGTGAGATTATAGTTTATCAAGGAGAACATATAAATCATGTTTATTCAATAAATAATATTACTGAATTAGGAAGAATATATTTAAATGAATATAATATTGGAATTAACACTATGAGACTAACTATAGATGGAGTTGATTGGGAAAGAGTTGATGATGTAAGATATGCTAAAGGAAAACTATGCTTTAGTGTTCATATTACAGTAGATAAAACATTATATATTCAGTTACCAGCATATTGGCCTGATTATATTACTAGAGGAACAAATATACAATTAAATTATTTATTGTGTGATGGCCAAGAAGGTAGAATAGGAAAAAATATAATAAATAGAGCTGCAAATATAGACTCTAGGTGGTCATCTAATATGATAGTAGAAAGTTGTACCTCATCTTTAGGAGGATACGACCCAGAAACAGTAGATGAAATGAAAAATAGCGTGCCTAAACATGCTAGAACAATGAACACTATAGTAACTATAAATGATTTTGAAGAGGTGGGTTCTTTTGTTTCAGGAATTTCTGATATATCAGCTTTAGATTACAATGACCCTGCAAGTGGTTTAATACAACCAGATGATTATTATAAAGTATATATGTATGTACTTCCAGATACAGAGGATTATGATGCTACTGATACTGAAGCTTTAAAATATAGAAATACTATTATAAAAGATATTTCTGATTGGGAATTTACAGATATGGATGATGTTGCAAAAGATGTAGATATGTACTCACAGTCTGCTATTCCAGCAACAACATTAACTTTACAGGGAGTAACAGATTTATATGGAATAGATGATGTCATTCCTGCAATAGATACTGGTGTTTCTGAGACTAGTTATTTAATGACTAGAGTTACAACATTCAGTAGTAATCCAGAAAAAGTAGAATATAAAATAGTTAAAAGTGGTAATAACTATGTACTAACTTTTAATACAGGATGGAAGAGTCTATTAGAACCTACTGATAAAGTAAATGTTTACTATAAGCAAGAGCAGGTTTTAACTGATGTTGGTCAAAGATTAAGAGACTATATAGATGAAAGAAGACTAACATCTTTAAACGTTACATATCATGAAATTGCAGTTACTCAACCATTTTTAAATGTAGATATTTATATGGATAAATATGACATTAATTATGAAACTATAGACTTGAGAGTAAAGCAGTTTATACTAGATAAATATTCTAGACCTAATATGAAAATAGGAGACCCAATATTTTCAAGTGTAATTTGTTCAGATATATTAAATGAATTTCCATTTATTAGATATTGTACTACAGAAATATCAGAAGATGGTAATACTTGGTCAGATAAATTAGAAGTAAATCCTAGAGGATTTATAGATATAATTCCTAATTATATGAATGGAGATGTTTTAACTGATAAAATTGTAATAACTAAACATAATTATAGGAATAAAGAAATATAATTTATTAACTTTGATATAAAAGTGTCTCTATGATTATTCTGGAGGCACGAGATTATATTAGAAAGGAGATTGTATGAGTCTAGATATAACAAAGACAGAAGGTTTTATAGATATGCCAGACAAAATATGGCCAGAGTTTAGACGTAAAATATATAACTATTTAGAATATACTCTATCTTCTGTAATGACCGAAAATGATTTAAATTTACTAGTCTTATTGATTGCAGAATTGTTTGGAGATTTATATGCTCGTACTAAACTATTACCTTGGGAGATACAGGTAGATAGATGTTCTGATGAACATTTACAAGCTCTATCTACTATAATAGGTTATAGATGGAATACAGGATTAACTCCTGACCAACAAAGAGAGTCTATAAAACTATTTTGTTTAATTAGACGAAATAGAGGCACTGAGTTTGGATTATCTAATTTAATTAGAGCTTTCGGTCAAGATAGTAAATCATTTTATTCTACTGCAGATTTAAGAAGTATAGAAATAGTAGAATATGGTTCAGGAGGCCCTGACACTGTAGAACCTAATATGTTTCCTGGAGATATAAAAATATTAATACCTGATATGAGTAAAATACTTAGAGACAGTATATTTGATACTAAACTAGCAGGTACTAGATTGATATTTGTATATATTATTTTTATGGGAATATTTCATTTAAAAATGTATGTAGATTTTTATTATAAAATAAATATATGGTTAAATATAATGACTCAAGGTTATAGTCCTAGAATAGATAGATATGGAGCTTGGTTTTTAAATACTACTATAGATAGAGTGTTGAATGACCAATTATGTCATCCAATAGTAAATGGAAAGCCTATTGCTGGATGTCAAATATTAACTTATTATAAAGACCCATGGATTAATGGTTTTGTGCTTAATGTACCCGGTTTAACTAACTATAGAGGATTTATAGAAGAAACTCCTATAGTACAATCAGACCATGTAATCTACGCTTAGTAAGGTAATGAAATTATATATTATAATAGAAAGGAGATAGATTATGGCTTCTAAAGACGAGTTAATTTCAAAAGCTATCAATTCTTCAATAGAAGAAGATGAAGTGATAGATTTATTACTTATATCAGATTTTTTAGATGATATTAATGATGAAGATATAGGTAAAGTTAGAGACTATGGAATGCATTATTCTTATCTATACATAGGAATGTCTGGACAAAAGATGGTAGATAAAATGAATGAAAACTGGGAAGCTACTGATGCTGAGTTTTTAGCTCATAATAAAGCTATCAATCTTAGAATTATTTCTGAAGACATAAAACAAATTAGAGAGAATAATGGAGTAATAGAATACTCTAAAGACGGTGAAAATTGGACTTCTTTAATTAGTAAATGGGGTGGTATTACTGGTGATATTACTGAACAAAAAGATTTGCAAGATGCTTTATTAGCTAAAGCTAATCAATTAGATTTTGAAAGACTATCTGAAACAGTACAACTTCATGAAAATACTATTACTTTAATACAATCTGACATATCTGGTTTAAATACACAAGTTAATTATATTATAAATCAAATAGGTGGAACTAATGGTATTTTATTAAGATTAGATGAAATAGATGAAACTCTTAGAAGTAAAATCAGTTCAGAAAACGTTTTACAAATTAGAGAAACAAATGGTTCTTTAGAATATACTACAGATGGTTCTACTTGGACTCCAGTATCTACCGCAGGTATAGTTCAATGGGGAGATATTACAGGAAATATTAATAATCAACCAGATTTAATTAGAAAATTAAACGATATTTCAGATGTCGCTCAATCTGCTTCTGATAAGGTTGATAATTTAGAGCAAACTATTGATAATAAAATTAATAATGCAGTAACTCCAGTATCAGACGACTTACAAGACCATATAGATAATAACAATAACCCTCATAATGTAACTAGGGACCAAATAGGTATACATGTATTAACTAAAGATGAATTTGATAATATAACTACGAAGCAAGCTACTGATTTATATATTGTGGATGATACTTTTTATAATGCTTATAAGTATAAATTAACATTTGATTTTAATGGTGGTAATTGGAATAGTAATACTACTTACGATTATTATCATGGGGATGATACTGCAATATTATTTTCAGATGTTATTACTTCTACACCAGTATATACAGGTCATACATTTTTAGGTTTTAGTGCATCAGCTACAACTACTACAGCAACATATACATTAAATGATACATATAATATTCCAAATAGTACAGATACTTTATATGCAATATGGAGTTAATAGAAAGGAGTGATTTAACTAAAGAAAAAATTAGTAAATCTTTAAGAGGAAGAGCTGTTACCAATGAAATTAAACAAAAGATAAGTAACTCTGAAAAAGGTAAAGCTGTTTCAAAAGAAACTAGAAAAAAGATATCAGAAGCTAATAAGAAAAGATTTAAAGACCCAAATGAAAGATACAAATGTGGAAATTCTGTTAGAGGTAAACATCCAATTCATTCAGATATACATAATCAACATGTATCTGAAGCATTAAGAGGGAAAAAATATATTCATAAAGGCAATAAACTAAAATATATAAAACTTGAAGAACTAGATTTATATATGCAAAAAGGATGGAAATTAGGTAAAAAAGATAAAATAAATAAAATAAATAAAATAAAAAGAACAATGTCTGAGATTAAAAAAGGAGGACATTGGATTTGTAATAAAGACAATAAAACTAAATATGTTAATTCTTCTGATTTAGTTTTATATTTACAACAAGGATGGCAAAAAGGAAGAAAATTTAAAAACAAATAATCTATATAGATTATGAAAGGATGTGATTTAATATGCCTGGTATCGTTACTCTAGCGAGTCGCCAGCGTCGACCGTATGATTGACTGGATGAATTCAGATTTAGCTTATAGATTTATAGCAATAGGAAGAACTTCACCTTGGGAAGATGAAAATAATCCACCTATACCAGATGAAAGAATGACAGAAGTAACTGAACTAATCGGTTTACAAAGAATAGACTCTTATAAATATGCAAAAGTAATACCTAATCCTACAACTTTACAAAAAAGAACAGGAGTATATTATAAAGGTTTATATTACTCAGTTACACAAGATAGTGAAATAGCTTTGAATGAAGGTTATACTTCTATAATGTGTCAAGTAACTTTAGATAGAGATACTATAGATGCTATTCCAGTAGATGTTACATTTAGACAAGTCGGTTTATATGTAGGAGTTCAAGCTACTCCTACAGAAATACAATATGGTATTACTAGAGCAGAATGGGATGCTAAACTTACTGCAGATAAAGGAACTTTAGAGGTAGTAGATAATAGACAACCTTTATCTAGAATGCGGCGACCAACAGGAAACAATTTTGATTTTGTTGGATTTTTAAAGAAAGGAGAATATAATGAGAACTTGGGAATATATTGACTACACTAATACTTTTAAAGAGCTAGTAGATAAAATAAATAAAAATTCTGATAGTTCTGACTTTATAGATAACATTACCGGTACTATTTTGTGTAATGGTGTAATGTATAAAGGTGATGAAACTATAGCAGGTCAAAAAATAAATCCTTTAGAAAAAGTAGATTTAGAAGGTATAGTAAATTCAGATACTATCTTTGATAATTTTAGATTATATTTTAGAGATAACAATGTAGTTGTAGATTTGGACCAATTTCCTATAGATTTTTTATCTTATCTAGATAACAAAATACATTTTTTATATATTAAATCTGATTTAACATATAGAATATCTGATTATATGTTTGGTGGAGCAGATGAAATATTATTAGCAAGATTTGTAATAAACACGAATGGTACTTGGAACCAAATGTATATTATGGCTCCTAGAGCAGGTACACCAGAATATGATGCTGCAGAAGAATTTTATAATGTTACTGGACTATTTGTTAAATCACCTGGAGGATTAGAATTATCTCAAACTTCTGGTTCAGTTAAGAGAAGTGGTATAGAATTTACAGATAAACTTTCACCAGACCATAGAAAGTTTTATAATTTATCATCTCAAAGAGTACCATTAAGATATATTAATACTTATAATGAGATAGATTATACTCAAGCAGTCACCTATAATATTATTACAGATAAGTATATGACTTATAATATGAATAAGAAGTTAAAAACTGAAGCAGAACAAAAAATACAAGATATACAAAATATGTATTATGGAATAAAGAATATATGCGATAATACGGCTAATGAACTTCATACAGCAATAGTGTCTGGAGGACAATTAGAAGATTTAACTCCTATAGTAACATCATTTACACATTATATAGATAGTATTTATGTGCAAGTAGATAATTTATATAACTTATTGGGAGATGCTACTTTATCTTCAATTAGAAGAGCTGATTTATTAACAAATAAAACAGCAATTAATGATTTTATGAATAGATATTTAAAAGGTTCAGCGATAGAAACTAATATTTCAAACACTCAAGTAATAGCAATAACAAATATATCTTCATATATAAAACACATTAGCACAGCAATATGTGATTTACCGTTAGAAGATGTTTTACAAGAAGTACAAGATGATTTAAACGGGATTAGCTATAATGCTGGTAGTATAAGTACTGTACCAGCAGGTAAATTTACAATACAAAGAGTTTTATGGGATATTTATGATAATTGCTTGATAATGCAATATGGTAATACTGTATATGACGATTTCGAGTCAGCTATTGAAGGTACAAGCTTAGTTCCTTATCCAGCTCCATGGGGAAAGACTATTTATATTCCTTTAGCAATAATAGTTTTAAAATCAGGAATTTCTTCTATAAATGATGACGATGAAACTATTATAATAGATAGAAGAAATATTTATGTGGACCAAGAGAGTTCTGATTATGCTGACTATATTGCAAGAGCAAGAGCTGCAAAAGCAATAGCTTTATATGTACCAAATTTACATATACCAGTAACTCTTAATGTTAATAATTGGGTATCATCTAGTTCATATCCTGGATTTTTTGAATATACTATAAGTAATCCTAATATAAAAGCAGAACCTTATATCATAGAACTTATTATAAGAAATCAGCAAGATTTAAAATCTAATATTATGGCGTTACCTACTGGAGCCCAAACAAATGGCTCTATAAAAGTAATGACTAAATCAAAACCAACTGTAAATTTGAATGCCTTTTTAATAGTTCAGAAAGGAGAAACTGTATAATGCAAATATTTAAAGGAGATAGAAGAATTTTTGATACTCTTATAGAAGAAGATAGTAATTCTACTAGTACTAGTAGAATTATAACTATACCAGGTGTAACTAGATATTCAGAAATACAAGGATGTATTATTCCAGTTAAAGCAGCTGTAGCAGGTTCAGCTGCTACAACATATATAAAAGTTGCTGGATTATCTTATGTTGAATTAAAAATATTTTATAATAGCGTTACACCACAAAGTCCAAATGATGTTTGGGTTTACCCAGGTCAAGTATATAATTTAGTTTATACAGGAACTTACTTTACTTTAGTAGGAGCTAATACTGCAGCTACTAAAAATTATGTAGATACTGCTATACAAACATCAATTACAAATGTATTAAATAAAAGTTATTAGAAAGGAGGAGCAAAAATGGCTCGAGTAAATAATTTAAGTGATTTTTTAATAGACGTAGCGAGTGCAATTAAAACTAAAAAAGGTTCGGAGACTGCTATTCCTGCAGCTAATTTTGATACTGAAATATTGGCTCTTCCCGCACAGGGAACATACCAACAAAAATCAGTAACAATTTCTGCTAATGGAACTACAACACTAGAACCTGACCAAGGCTACGATGCAATGGACCAAGTTAGTATTGAGGTTAATGTACCAACAGG